GTGTTTAACACGTTCAACGCCTGTTAACGTCGTTCGGAGTGTTTAACACGTTCAACGCCTGTTAACGTCGTTCGGAGTGTTGGATGCTGTACTATTACATGCTATACTATCACATATAAGGAGCCAGTGACATGAAAAAAATATATACATCAGATAAAATTGTTAACGTTGAAACGATTAAAATTTTAGACCGTTTTAATCAAAAAATGATTGTTGATTTAGAACAATATAAAAACGGAAATCAAAAAGTAAGAATTTATAAAAAATATCAAGGTAATCTTTATTTTTTAGGTGATTTGATAGACCGCTCAAATATTATAAACGAGTGCTCAAAACTTGACAGATTCAAAACAAAAGTTGTTTTTTATGAAGAGCCTAACGAATATACCGAGGAAGTTGATATTTTAGCCGTTTTTCCTGAAGTTAAGGACAAACGGACGCAAAGAATCGGCTGTTATAGACACGTCGGACAACACAGCGAAGCCGATCCGGATTATATCGCCGGACTTAAAAAAGCCGACGTTAACAGCCCGGAAGTTGTCAGTTTGATTGCTGAACTTGTCAAACTTTTTGATTATAATTTGGATGCGGAGCGCTAAACAATGCCAGTTTTTAAACGTTCAGAATTAACCGCCGACACCCTCAGACAATGGGAAGAGGAGGCAGCCGGCGAGTGGATACTTGAAACCGCACAAAGCGCTTTTGATTTGTCGATGGCTATTAACGGCGAATTGTGCGCAGATGGACGAGTTTTAATTGAAGGACAAGAGGCCGGCAGATGGCGCAAACAAGGTGATAAATATATTCATTATTTGCCGGGGAGTTCATCGGCCGGACAAGTTAAAATCATTCGTGGCCCGTGGAATTAATTGTTGTCAACAATTTTAAAATGTGTTATAAATATAATATAAACAATAAATAGAGAGGATTCGAAAAATGTTATACACGCTTAAAGATTTGAAAAATAAAATTGAACCGGGACAGACTTTTATTTTAAAAAAAAGATGATAAGTGCCCGGAGCTTGAAAATTGCCCGAGTGTAGGCCCGAACGCGTCTATATCCGGTATGAGGAAATTATATTGGGGTAAAAACGCTAAAATAATTAAAAAAGCTTTTATTTGGTTTTAATCCTGTACCATCACACAAATAAATCTTGACATTGTTTAACAAGTTTGTAAAATACCATTAAAAAAGGGAGAATCGAAATATGTTAGCATTAGATAAATCGGACATTGAGGACATCGCAAACGGTAATCATAACAGCTATGTTGAGTCCCAAGACAAAGACGAATTGTTGAGAGAGTTGGCCGAAAGACTGTTGAAAGCAACGCCGGACACCAGCGACATCGATGATAATTTGAATAATATTTCGGATTGTTTGAATGATATTTCGGATTGTTTGAATGATATTTCGGATTGTTTGAATGATATTGATGATATTTTAATCAAGGCCGAAGAGGTTAAAGGTGGTACTTATGATTCTGTAACTGAAAAAATAGCAGACATTGAAGAGTATTTAGACGGGGTGCGGAATGTTTTACAGTCCATTACTCAATAAAACTGCCAGCAAGCTCATAACACGCGGAGATTAAAATGATAGAAGTATTTATATTTGTTGCTTTATTACCTTTTTTTATAATAGGGTTAAAGATAGCATTTCCGATGATAATTTTAATAATTGCCGGTGTAATATATCCTATTGCTTGGTTTGTTGTTAAAATAGAAGAAATATATCGGAGGATCAAAAGATGTTTTACTCACCTTTCTTGAATAAAGCCGCCAGCAAGCTCACAACGCGCGGAGCTCTTCAATATGTTTATCAAGACCCGAACACCGGTGAGTTTGTGGCTAGTGATGGGAAAATCATGCTTATTGAAAGCGGCGGCACGCCCTTTATGAATAAGTTTTGGGATACTATTACACAGATGCCGACAAATTGTGCTGAAGAATACCCAGATTGGCGCGCTGTACTATTACGCAGTGTCGAGAACGCAAACAGACTTTGGTTTGATGACAAAGTACTATTACAGGACGGTTTTGCAATTTTTGACCGACTTTATACCAGCGCTAAAATTTATCAACTGGTGAAAGATTTTATCGGCCCTGATATGATTATCAACATTCCGGTATTATTCGGTGATCCGTTATATTTCCGGAACGCCGATAAAAGCCGTCAAGCGCTGATAATGGCTTACGAGTTATATCCTGAAACGGTTAATAAAGCCGAGTGGCAAATTTTAGATGCGCGCGGTACTATTATACATACATGCAAAGATATAAGAGAAGCGGAAATATTTGGTTTAACTGTAAAATTAGCGGGAGAAAATTAATGCGGTACTATTACACATATACCGTTACATGCGGTACTATTACACAAATCGGCGCTAACAGCAGTGATAAAATAGCAAAACATATTACCCCTGATAATTTGTGCGATATAAAAATTTTATCCGTCCATGACAATTTTTCGGACGCTATGAAACACGCTATTGATTTCGCCGGATTTATGGGTTTAAAACTGTTACCGACATCAGCTGTTGTTTGTACTGAAACAGGTGATATATTTCTCAACGCTGAACAAGCTGCTCGATGGGCTAATGTTGGTAAAGGTAACATGAGCAAGCATTTAAAAGGTATTCGCAACGTGAAAACTTTAGCTGGAAGGACGTTCAGATATGTTAATAAAGTTTAACGAAATTACGCTCGAAGAGTTGTCAATGTTGTCTATTGGTCGTATTGACGGGGACAAGAAGGTTTTAATTATCGGGAAGGAAGCAAACGATGACTTTAGAAGAAGCTAAAAAAGGTCTTGAGAAGGCTTTAGCACGACAATACGAGCACGAGTACGCAAATGATATGTATTATAGTTCTCAGCAATACAGAGATGACAAAGAGGAGATAAAGCATTGGGAAGCGAAAATAAAAGAATTGAGCAATTGAAACAGGACTTGGAAAAATTGCATGATAGAGTGCTGAGAGTCAAAAAAGCTAAAAAATTTACCAAGCTTAAAAATTGGAAACAGTTTAGAGCAAACGTTAACAAGGAGGATAAAACCCGTGAATAAAATATTTATTTTAAGTTTAATTTCATCATTAGCATTTTCAAATATTGCAGATGCTAGAATTGTCGGACGTGTTGGAGGTTTTAGAAGTTTCAGCCGTCCGTCCACAATTCGCATTTATAGTCGACCAACGGTTAAACCAGCTACAAAACCGACTGTTAAACCAGAAACAAAAACTTCATCGGATACCATTACACGTTATTCTACCATTAACACAATGCCTTGGTTTTTTAATGGGTATATGATAGGTAGAAGCTCAAGTAATGGAAAAATATCTTGTGATTGTTCGGTTTTGAAAAACCAACCGGAACTTTACAAGAAATGTATTGAAAACTGCCCGAAAAAATAAGGAGTAATAACCGTGCAAGAGTTTGAAATAGGTCAAAAAGTCGATATTTTAATCGGCGACGAGGACGTTTTGAAATTCAAATGTGTTTCCATACACGATGAACAAAGAGAAACGAGAGATGAGATTATCAATCGTAAATATTTTGGTTTTGAATTGACCGATTATGAAATCAAATTCGGTGAAAATGTACCGGAAAGATTGTCAATGAGTTTGAGTTGGGAAACTCGTAAAGAGTGGGAGTAATAACCGATGCTGTTTAGGTATTTAACAATTTTCTTAATATTATTATGTTTTTGTTGGGTTTTTAAACCACTTTTTAATGTGGTTTTGAAATCCGTTAAAAAAGTTAAAAACGATTATAAAAAAACCAAGTAAGGAGTATTTAATAATGAACAGTGATAAAATATTTGCCGGTTTTATAGTTTTCATAATCGGCAGTATCATAGCTTTTAATCTTTGGGGTTCTAACGATTACGCAGAATATCGTGTAAGACAAGCTCCGGGAACCGGTGAAATGTCAATCATTAGTGAGCCGGGAATGTATTGGGATGGTTTCGCTGATGTTTCAACTTACAGAGTATCTGGTGATATTGATTTTGAAGAAGTTACAACCATGTCCGACGGTGCGAAAGTTACTTTTTCCGGTAGTGTTAAATTCCGTTTACCGGCAGACGAAGCAACACGTTTGAAATTGCATAAAGATTTTGGTTCTTATGAAAATGTTGTTGAAAATTTAATTAAGAAAAATACTATCGACGTTTTGTCAAATAAAACTGCCCCGATGTTTACAGCATCTGATACTTATTCAGCTCGTAAACCGGAAATCGCTCGTGTTCTCGAAGGACAATTGCAAAATGGTGCTTATGACGTTTATTACGAAGATGTCAAAATGGAAGATGGCACAACATATCGTTTGGCAAAAGTAAGAACTGACGAAAATGGCAAGCCCAAAATCATCGGCAAAAATTTATTGAACGATTACGGCGTTGAAATTCAACAAGTTGTTATGGGTGATCCAAGACCTGAAGAAAAAATCTTGAAAATTATTGACGCCCAAAAAGAAGCCGAACAAACCGCAGTTTTAGCACGTTCACAAGCTGAAAAAGCACGCCAAGAAACAATTACCATTACCGAACAAGGTAAAGCGGCCGTAGCTAAAGCAGAAGCAGATGCAAAAGCTAAAGCAATTGTTGAAACAACCGAAGCTGCAAAGAATCGCGACGTGTCCAAACTCAAAGCAGAACAAGCGAAATATGATGCTGAGAAAATTATCCAAGAAGGTAAAGCTCAAGCTGAAGCAAACCGCTTGAAAGTTGCAGCTGGTTTGACACCGCAAGAAGCTGCAGAATGGGATTATAAAACCAAGGTTGGTATTGCACAAGCTGTTGCATCCGTTAAATTCCCGGCAAGTATGATTGTTGCAGGTGGTAATGGTCAGAATGGTTCTGTGAATCCGTTCGATGCTGTTGGATTAAAATCACTTTATGATTTATCTAACCAGATGTCTAAATAATTAATAATTGCTGGCAGACCGGTCAAAGTCTGCCGATGTTACAAACGTTTTGAGGAGTAATAAAATGCAATATGATGATTTTATAAAATATGCTGATGAAAACTGTTTAAATATTCACGAATTAGCTGACAAAATAGGTATTTCTGTAAATGCGTTATACAATTATAAAAATGATAAAAAATTACGTACCAAAACCGCAACAAAATTGAAAAATTTTTACGATATGTATATCGCTCAAACAACGGATACCATTACACAAACAGTGCAAGGTAAGTTTGAAAAGGTATCTTTATTAGATGAAGTTGCTATCATCGATAGCTTGAATAAAGGTAAAACGGTTATTAGTTTTTCAACCGGTAAAAGATTTAAACTTATCGATGGATTGATTGTTACTTATACGTCTACCAATATACCGTTATTTATCAACAGTGCCGTTGATCTAACAGATAAAGATGGTTATTATTGTTTACAGCCTGTTCCGGTCAAGTTAAAAGTTTCTAAAAAATATGTAACTGCCGATAATAAAATAGGTATCGTATTCGCTGCTGATGAGGATGAATATTATGTCGTATTTGAAGGTGATAAAAAACTTCGAAAGTACGATATTAATGGTAAATGTCTGGACGATGATGGTTTAGATTTAATAACGGAGATGGATTAATGAGTAACAATGCGCCTGACTACGAGGACAATTTAGCTTTTGAGCCCGAGATGACCTGGGAAGAGTTAGTTGAATGGGTTAAAAATCTTTCGATAAAGATGATATATACATTCACAACGAAGGCGAATATGTCGACGAGTATGTAGAAATAAATCAGATGATATTTTCTAGAACCGGAGATATACATTTTAATAACTGGGACGAATATCACGAGCTTATATGCACCGGCAAAACACCTAAGCAAATGCAAACAGTTATTAAAGTTTTATTTAAGGAGTAAATCCTATTGAGGATATATCAGTATTTGAAGGAATGGAAAACCTGTTAACCTATATCAACACAGTTATCGGTGAAAGTGAGGAATGATGAGTACCGGAATATATGACGAAGAAAAAATTAAAAATTTTAATTTAGGCGGATTATATGGTAGATATGCCGCTTGGTCATCTGTCTTATATTTTCTTGAATTGGGAAAAGCCGAAATATCACCTGAGGCAATAGAGATTATAAAAAACGAAGCTAAAAAATGGGAGTGGCTTTGGTGCGAATCAAATAAACGAGGCGAGCCATTACCAATATCTGCATGGGAGCAAAGCAATGAGTAGAAGCCTTGATTTTACGGTTTGCACGTGCCTGTGCGTTGCAAAATGTTGGCGGAAGTTAACAGACGAAGAGAAAGAATGGCTTAAAAACAACCCAAACCGCCAGTCCTATGCTAGTTTTGATGATTGCAAAAATTTTGAGCCTTCCCTTACGGCTTGAAATAACGTAGATAGAGCGGAGCTGGAGGGCGTAGGGAGATAAAATATTCCAGCTTAATTCTATCCTGTTACTACTTCTTTCGAAGCATTGTGCGGGTGCTATAATCGACCAGCCTACAAAGGTTCAAGTTTCAGGTAACAGTTCATTTTCCGAATGAATGGCGATACCGCACAATTTTAACCTTGACAACATCGTTAACACGTGTTAATATAATTACATAAATGTTCTTCGAATCCTCGAACGTTTGTACCCCTCTCGATGTTCACTGGCGTTGAGAGGGGTTTTTATTTATCCGCTCCTGTGCTATCATATAGTAATTGAGGTCTAACTCTATACCGATAAAATTGCGGTTGAGATTCTTGCATGCTACACCGGTTGTACCGGAGTCCATTGTAAAGTCCAGCACTGTATCACCCTCGTTTGTGTAGGTTTTTACAAGATATTCCATAAGAGCAAGAGGCTTTTGGGTGGGGTGTAAATAATTACTTTGTTTATCACTTGAAAAAGTTAAAAGTTGTCTTGGGTATCTATCTGTATTTCCACCACCTGAAATTTCTTTATTGCATTTACCGTAAACTTCTGTTTTATTAACTGTTCTCAGATATTTAGTAAATGAATTTATCGGCTTATGCCCGAAAGTTTTTATAAAATTAAATAAAGATTGTTTTTTATAAAAAACGTTTATGTTTTCTATACACCTCATAGGTTGTTTTTTGGCATTAAAAAAACCGGTTGCTTGAGTTTTTTCCCAATACCAATCATATTTATATTCTTTTATATTAGACATTCTCAAATAAGAACTAAAAGGTTCACTCCCGAATAAAACGATAGGTGTATTATCCTTTCTTAAAGCTTTCAACCTTTTCCACATCTCTTCAAACGGAATCACGCTGTCCCACTTGCACGCTGTTGTACCATACGGAGGGTCAGTAATAATTGCATCAACCTTAACACCGTCTGCAATTAATCCGTCCATGATTTTAAGACAGTCGCCCCAGTATAATTCTATATTACTCAATTTTGCGCTCCTTCATATCCATCAACACTTAAACCCTTCAAACCGAATATTAAGCTTGGTTGTTTCAAATCTTCACCAGGAACAGGCGCTTTTGTATATCCAAGCTCATGATAACCTTTTCCTTCGATGATTGATTTAAGAGTATGCTCAAGCGGTTTATTGCGCATAGAACTCTCAGCAACAGCTTTCTGGAACATAACATAGCTGACATACCCGCCACGAAAACCACGCTCACCAGCGTTAATTTTATCGTCCAGTATAACACGTAACGGGCTACGACCGATACGTATAACTTCTTCATAAGATGATGTGTGTGGAGCTCTGTGTGGTAATGAACCGCGCTCAATCGGATAATGCAAATAATACCAAGCGAGTTTTTCAAAACCTTGTTCGCACTCAAGCCAATGATACATACCATCAAAAAAGTCTTTATTCAAACCAGCTTCTTCAATTTGAAGAGCGGACTGCAATTTACTGTAAAAAATACAATAACGGCGTTCGTTTTCATCAATCGGGAAAGCGTCTTTAAAGTTACTGAAGAATATCCAGTTAGCAACGTTATCCTCCATTTCCTGATCGACACCTTTCGATTCAATTGCGATTCGACGGTCGGTAATAATTGTTTTTAACCCGTTCATAAGGTCATTACGGTCACCAACTCGCACTTCATCAACCAAAATCATCAATTTATTGCGCATCCAGCCATTAAACTGACTGACACCACTAACAAGTTCTTCAGCGTCCGGTTGATACGTATAAGGCTCACCGACAGCGTGTTTGATAATATCGCTTATCATTTGTTTACCGATACCTTTTGCGGACTGTAACAGCACAGACCACGGAATTTTCCAACCGGGAAATTTAATGCAATGTGCAACATAATCCTCAAAGATTTTAATATCCTCAGGTGTATTGAAAATTCTTGTTAAATAATCCTTCCAACGGCTGATATCACCTTCAACAGTTTTAATTTTTGCCGGAATATAAGTGTTTAAACCTTTACGCCCCATATCATCTAATATCACGCTAAAACTTGCTTCTTGTGGTAAGAATCGACAATGGTCCACTTTTGGTATGCACCAATCAACCGAACGCAAAGCAGCTTTCCACGCTTCGTCGGTTAGTTTTCCGCCGTTATTTTTAAGTGTAAACTCTTTACCACCGTAACGACCGTTGAATTGTACTTGATTCATAAAGCGTCCAGTCGGTGAGAAAATTTTGCCTTCGCTTTCAACAAAGAAACAGTTTTTAAACCATATTTGTTTTGCAGTAGCGTCCAGAATTTCCGGCAGGTTATTCATCTCGCATGGTTCTGGCGTTGTCGCTGGTGCAGGTGAAGTGGTTGTCGACGGTTGACCGAAATATTGTATTGCCAACACTTCCGGCACCAAACGACAAAAACGCGACCAACCAACCTGAGTATCTTTGAACGACGCCCACATTTTAAGATTTTCAGACTTGTTGTCGTCTTTATATTTTTCGCACCATTGCAACCATAAATTATGCAAGGTGTTTTCATCCGTCAAAGACCATCCGGCTTGTTTAAAAGCTGCTGACGTTGCCATCCACTCATCGCGAGTAAGTGTATTCGGGTCGATGGTGTTTAACGCATACACGAGCAAATTTATGTTTGGAGCGGCTAATTTCGGATCACCGAGCTCCGAACGTTTACTACCTACAGACACAATATTGATTGTGGCCAGGTTATTGGCAATTTGTTGCGCTGTATATCTCGGACCGTTGTGAATACCCCAGCAGGTTACAAGTTGCGGTTCGCGCTTGTTATGATAAAAACCAGGAACACGCAGGATTCGAGTGGCATCAATAACATTTGGGTCTGAATTATAAAGTTGTACGAGTTTGCGTTGTTGTAAGCTATAAAAATCATTATCTTTATAAGGTTCTACCAGCCAATAAAGGTGAAATTTTCCTTGTGATGATTGTACCGCAAAATGCGGGGGCATATTGGACTGCACAGCTCTATTGTAACTGTCCTGAGCGCTTATAATATCATCAAGGTCAACAACGTGTGCGCGGGTATAAGCAACGTTTTCAAGTGTGCGAGGGCCTGTCGGGTTCATAGCGTTGACAGTCATAAAAATACCATAACCTTGTTGGTTGTAAGCTTGTAATTGAGCTGCAACGGTTGTGAGCGACCCGCGAAGGTTAATGCCCATTTCACCGGCGTTGCGGTCGTTAATAATACGCCAATCGCACTCGGTGTTAGGGTTGCCGGTTAAGGACGTGATATAAGCTGTTGTAAGGTTAAAATCTGTCATCGAACAACTCCTTAAAGATACCGACTAAAACATCTACCACGATTGAATTTCCCGCCTGGCGATAAAGCTGTGAGTTTGATACACCAGACAATTTTGCACAATCAAATTCAATGTCGGTAAACCCCATCAAACGCCAGCATTCCCTTGCCGTAAGTTTGCGAATACGGTAACCATCCGAGTAGCAATGAGGGCATTTATAATCGGTTGCTCTTAAACTTGGAGAGTTTTCTTTAAATCCGTTAAATTCTAATTTTCTCGATAAAGGATTAAGACCGACACCTTCTTCAAAAATCTTAGGTTCTAATCCTCCACCACCTACCGTATTGAGAGCGGGGCTGATTCCAGAGGGCGAATAGATTCGCCCTCTCTGAGGGTTATCCCAGTTGCCGGTGTTGACAATATTTCCAACTTGAATAACTTTAGGCTCAACTACCCCCATATTACAAGAACAAGTCAAAGTATTAGATATTTGCTTTCCAACTCTACCTCTTCTTGTCTTGCTATTAGGCTGATCGAGCGAAACACTATCATACTCATAAGCCTCAGCATATCCTTTTTGGGTTGCTTCTTTTATTTGTAAGGGTTCAACCACTTTTAATCCTGAACGCTCACTTCTTAATGTCAGTGAATAATTATCGTAATATCTAACACCGTCAAAACCTTGTGTATCATCAGCTATAAAAGGTTCAACAACAACATCCCATGTATGCTTACCGTCCAAGCTACCACCACCACCACAACGAATGGTGTTACTAACTTCTTTAACTAATTGTCTGCGATTTTTATTTAAAAATTGTTGTGGTGTTGTTCCTTTCCAATAGTTAGCATCAATACAATAACTAATATCTTGATTTTCTATTTTTTTATTTAAAGCGTTAGCAAATTTCTCAACCTTATCATCACTCAAATAATACTTTACGTCCACCCAAGGTTCGAGCATATCTTTTAAGCGTTTCTCAAGCGGTACAGGTGAGGGAAATTTATAACCTTTGGTATCTACATCTTTACGGATGCTAACAACAAAAACACGTTCTCTATTTTGAGGGATACCATAGTCCTTAGCGTTCAAAACTTGCCAATAGTTATTATATCCCAACTGTTCTAATTTATCTAACCATTTAAGAAAATCAGGTTTGAATTTTTTACTTACTAAACCTTTAACGTTTTCCATAAGTAAATATTTAGGTTGATTGCCTAACATCACAGACGTTTCAAGCAATCTTTCAACGTGTTTTAACAATCCCGAACGTGTTAAACTGCCGTCGGCGTTATAAATACCTTTTTGTTTTCCGGCCGTTGAAAAATCCTGACAGGGCGAAGAGTATGTCCATAAATCCGCATAATCCAAATAAGGGATTTGTGTTATATCGCCGTAATTACGCGTAGGACCGTTTATAGCCTCGTAAGATTGTATAGCATATTTATCAATTTCTGAAATACCTACTACTTCACAAGGTATATTAAGACGTTTGAAAGCAGCAATCTGTGCTCCTAATCCTGAAAATAATTCATTAATTGTTATCATTCTCTTTACTCTCTATCCATTCGTTAACTTTTTCAACACTCCAACGTTTAGGTTCTAAACCTTTAATTGGTTGAACGGGGAATCGCCCGTCCTGTATCATGGTATAGAGAGTTTTTCTGCCAACACCAATGTACTTGGCTAACTCTGTAAGATTTAAAGTTTTTTTATCCATATCTCACCTCGTAAATAATAAGATAACAAAACCCTACAACCCCTTATATCACCTGTCAAGTATAATTTCGTGTTAATGTGTGTAAAAATGTGTCGACAAGTATTATAAGCTGTCGTAGGGTGTTGATAGAGTTGAGGGTGCATGGTGGAAATGGTAGACACGCAAGACTTAAAATCTTGTTCCAATTGCGGAGTATCAGTTCGATTCTGATTGCGCCCACCAAACGTTGAGAGGATTTATGACAAGAGTTAATGTTATACCGGTTCGATGGTTGTCAGATTTATGGCTACTTGCGGAATATCGCGAGTTGCCTAGATGTATCAAACAACTTATAAACACTGACGACGCACCTGAGCATTATCTGCTTGGTAAAGGGCACATGAAGTGGGCAAGACATCATAGCGCATATTTATTGAGAAGATATAAAGAGATATGTGATGAAATGGAGTTTAGAGGATTCAAAGTCAATTATCCTTATGACGATTTATTTAGTTATTGTTATAAAAATGTTAAAAACAACGATTTCCAATGGTACACTGTTACCGAAGCTGATATTGCTCTCAACTGTCAACGGCTTTTAGAGCGTTATCGGAGCAATCCAACAGTGCATAAATGGACGAATCGAAACAAACCGGAGTGGTTAAAGGAGGTATAAATGAAAATACTTGGTTTAAACATACTGACAGATGAAGAACTTAGAAAATTAAAAGATGAATACATTAAAGAAGCTTTCGCTTGCTATAAACGTAATTTTGAACAAGCTGGTATTATTTCAAGACTTGAATATCTTAAAAAAGACCATTGGGACAAAGATGCTTTTGATAGCATTATAACACTTTTAACAATTTATAAATAATAAGAAAGTTAAGGTGGGAAAATGACAGGTAACATGCACGGTTTACATCGTAAAAAGGGTGAAGAGCGTGAAGAACATGATTTTTACGCCACACACCCGTCCGCAATTCCACCGCTTCTTAAAGTTCTCGGTTGGGAGAACGGCGGTAAATTTATCTGGGAGTGCGCCGCAGGGCGCGGCCACCTCTCCGAACCGTTGCAAATTTACGGCCACACCGTCATCTCTACCGACCTTATCGACAGAGGTTATGGTGTTGGTGGCGTTGACTTCTTGCAGCCAACCGCTTACGACAATCTCGGGTTTGATGCTGTTATCACAAATCCGCCTTATTCCGCAGCGTTACAGTTCGTTGAGAAGTCCATACAGATTGCACCGATAGCTTGTCATTTTCTCAATATAAGATTTTTAGAATCGGCAACACGTCGTAAATTTTTCGAAAAACATCCACCACGTTACGTTTGTGTTTTTAGCGAACGTATCCCGTCCAGCAAAAACGGGCTTTTTCCGAAAAATGAGAGTAGCGCTGTTTGTTACGCTTGGTTTATATGGGAACGAGATTTTACAGGTCGACCGGAAATTATATGGATTTAAAAATCGGGGATGGTGTGAATATTAAGGCGAATAAGCACCGGTGATCTCTCATCGCATCCACTCCCAGCCTTATAACGAACTAAAATGCCGTAAACGCTCAGCGGCCGGCATATCTTTAACCAATTTATGATTAGTTGCCAGCATCTGAACAATTACAGGGCTGCAATCAGTTTCAACAGCATATTGAGCTACTGCTTCTTTAATGTTCGGAAAATGATACAAAACAGCAGCGTGCGTAATACCTAATTTTGCTGCAATCGTGGACGGTGTAACATTCGGCCAAAGCTCCAAACCAGCTTTTAGAATTTCCTCTTTTGTCTGTTCGCCTTTAACGTTTGTTGTTCTCTGCATATCTTATAATCCTGTAAAAATCTTCAACCGAGCTTGCAAATCCTGCAAACCCTCCATACTGGTTAACAATATCAATAAAATTTTTTTGATTCAAGAGGTGTTTATCATTTTTGTTAAATTTAAAACCCTCTGTTTTCATTTCAACGGCTGTAAACACCCCTAATACTTGACCGACCATATCAGGCGTTATGAGCACCGGGCGGATGCCGATAAAGTCGCTAGATGCTAACTGAGCTTCTGAACCCAGTCCATATCTAATAAATCGCCCGGTGTTATCATAAAAGCCACCACAGTTATTACGCCAAAGTGTTACGTTAAGTTTTGCAGCCGCTAAACGGACGTGTGATGTTACTGCTGACTCACGCATTGGGCACCTCATAATTTTTCACATAAACTACGGCTGTTAATAACGAATCGGCAACTCTTAAAGCTTCATCGGTTTCTATTACCCCTCTGATAGCATCCGATATATAATTACGAGCCGCAAAAGATAAATCCGATATTATTATTAATTTTTCTTTATCGCTCATTACACTACCTCAATTAATGATTCTTGCCAGTTATCCACAGGCTCGATGTCGAACGGAAGCCAATCCTCCAATCCATTGTCAGACCAATAACCTTTATCGGAAAATAATTCTGGCCTGTTTTGGCAATACATCCAACCGCCGTTCTCGTTCATAAAAACATAGCCTTTTTGCATATACGGAGCTATGTTTTTCTTAAACTCATCTATTGTCATCATGCACCTCACCTATTCTCGTGCCTCCATAAAACAAATTCGCAGTCCTTGGTTCTCGGTTCTTGTTTAAAACATTCTTCAAGTCGCTTTTCGTATTCTTTGCTTTTGTTTATATTATCAGATATAACCTTATCTATTGCCAAAAAACCTAAAATCGTAACTACTATAATAACAATTACAGCTTCAATTATGTTAGCCATCTTGCACCTCGTAAAACTTAGACTTAAATTCTTGAGTTTTTTTATTTATCTCGTCGATAAGCTCAAAAGCCTCTTGTAAATCCTCTTTATTAACCTTTTCAACTTTTAATCCCTTGAGTTGATAACCCATACCTTCAATATCAAAACCGTTATAGATTAAAAATTCTGCATACTCATCGATTAACTGTTGTTTATCTGTCATTTTTATACCATCCCCTAACTCTTTCTGCTGTTGTTAAATAATCTTGACGGCTTCTCGATCCGTCCAACGCTGTCAACACGTCCATACCTGTTGACAGATAAAAACGCTTATAAATCTCTCTGTCACTGAAACCCCTAGAACGTTCGATTGCGGCCCACTGAGCAATAGCATCTTTCAACTCTCCTTGGGCTGCTATTTTTTCTATTTGCCGATTCGCCACACCTTTAGCGGCTATCGGTCCGGCAACTTTGGCAACTCTCTCGGCAACACTTCCTGGAGCTTCTAACATCGTTCCGCGACGCATACGTTCCAAAGCTGCACGGTCAAGCAATATTAAATCACCTTCAACCATTTCAATACTGCGAGAACGTGGTTCTGGCAGTGGTGGTTCGGTACCGCAATACGGGCAAACAGTTCTAAACTTTTCATAGGGTTTCAAACAATTTTTGCAAACTGTAAGCTCGATTTCATCAGGGTCTTTAACCTGCTTAGCTTTTTTTTGCCGTCTATCAAGCGACCACTCACGAGGCATATCCGGCAAACCATGTCTGATAACGTTGCTAACGTGGTCAATGATAAGAGCGGTTTTTCCAGGTGCCGGGCGTAAAGCGCGGCCGCAAATTTGTAGGTATTTACCGAGAGAAGCGGTAGGACGTGCCATAATAACCACATCACAATCATCGACCGAGAACCCTTCGTCGAAGAGGTCAACGTTGACAAGAACTTTAATATCACCAGCGTAAAACAATTCTAACGACTGTTCACGATACGATGCTTGTGAAGTTCCGTTCAACGATACCGCTTTTATTCCATGTTCGTTAAAATCTTTTGAAATTTCATTAGCGGTTTCAACATCGGTAGCAAATACAATAGCTTTACGATTGAAAGCATATTTGATATAATTTTGCACAACATCACCGACAATTTTAGATTTTTTAGCGGCTTTGCGAAGTGTTTGATTTGACCAATCGCCGTTTGCAGATAATTGCGAATCGTCGACTTTTAAGTCAGATTTAGGGCAAAGAATTTCATAATCCGCTAAAAATCCTCGGTCAATTAAAGAACGCATTGTCGGTCCGATGACCATATCATCCATAAAACCATCAGCAATACTACCGATTCCTTGACCATCCGCGCGACATGGGGTAGCTGTAACACCCAAACCATAAGCATTTTTAAACATACCGATAGCTTTACCCCATTTATTATTTTTCAAAAGGTGTTGATTTTCATCCTGAACCCATAAACTTATTTGTTCCGCCCAAGCTTTCAACGATTCGTAACGGCTAATAAGTGTATCAACACCAATGACCGCTGTAAGCTCTGTCGGTGATACAAACGATTTACCGAACTTAGCACGGTGTTTACGAGTTATTTGAGCGATAGTGCTATTAGAAGCAATTATACGATGTTTAATATTCCACTGAGCAAGTGTACAAGATGCTTGAGATACTAACTCGTTTCGATGTGCAACAATCGCGCAATGTCTATTTTGTTTTGTAAAGTCTGCAACTATTGAGGAAAATATTTGAGTCTTGCCACCGCCTGTTGACAACACCGCACATACATTGCGATTCCCGTTCTGCCAACTGTTATAAATTCCGTTGACAACGTTCTGTTGATAATCTCTAAGCGTTATCAGCATTTAAGAACTCCGGATTTTCGTGAATGTTTCCGATGACTTCAATTTCTTCCGATGAGGGCATAGCTGCACTGCATCTGTTATCGTCATTGTGAGAATATTTTAATCCGAAAAAAGTTTCTTCGATACAGTATATAACCTTCATGTTTACAGTATATACCATTGATTTTATAATATCTCCCTCATAGATGAGCTTGCCGTTTTTATCTCTCAACCCGGTGCACTGTTCGATTATAACATTTTCAATATTCTCGTTATCAGGATATAAAAGCCATTGTATGTTATTTTCAACCTGTTCATCTGTCCAATAACGTTCAAAGTATTTATCCCAAACTCTAAATTTTAATCTATCACTCATTTCATCCACTCCGGTAATGTTGCTGGTTTAAGAGGTTTGTCGCTGTCCGAACGAGGTATAAACACGCCAACCCATTCGGTGTTATTAGCGTCAACAACGATAACAGGTTTGGTAGCGTTTATATGTTCTGGGAAAATTATCTCACCGGACGGGCTGCACTCAAACAATGTTTGTACTTGATACAAATCCCAGTACATAAATCCGACAGTTTCGTTCAATTCGGTAAACCATGATGACCAGTTATCAGTTTCATCCTCGTCCATCCAGTAAACAAAGTTGTCGTATTTGCTACCTAAAGAAGTTGTCACCGTTGCTAAAGCTAATTCAGGATTCGTTTCAATAATATAATCACTACCAATACTCAGCTCGAATCGCAAATTTTCTAACGATTTTTCGTTAAATCCAATATAAATAACCTCGTCCGAATCTTCGCACTCTCCTAGATACTGTAAACAGGCGACATATTTATTATAACCTATAATATACTGTCTGCTGTTTTTAACTTCTAAACGAATTGTTGAAAGCTTTGAAAACCTTGATAAAATCTCACTTTTGATAACAAATTTTGACATTTTTAAATTTTCCTCTTGCATTTTATTTAACAACAATGTAAAACAGTTAATGTAAATTGTCAACATTATAACAAAGGATTTTACAATGAAAATTACATTAGAAGATATTACGGCGGTTGAGTTGTTGGCCGTTGCTAAAGTTTTGAACAATGTTATCGACGAGGTTATTACCCCGTCCAACGCTCCGGTTGTTGTTAGCACTGATGATGTTGTCGAAGAGCCGATTGATAATACTATGGATTTTGACAAAGAAGGTTTACCGTGGGACGAAAGAATCCACAGCTCAAATCACAAATTGACTGCTCAAGGTGTATGGCAACGTCGTCGTGGTGTTAGCGACGAAGTTTACAACTCTGTTAAAGCTGAATTGTTAGGCAAATGGGAAGCTGCTGAACCGGTGACCGAAGATGCTCCAATTCCAGCACCTATTCCTGAATCCGTCCAAGCTCCGGTAGTTGCACCGGCACCGGTTGCTCCAGCACCGGTTCAGGCTTTCGTACCCGTTCAACAGGTTCAAGCTCCCGTAGCTGCGCCTGCTCCAGTAGTTGCACCGGCTCCAGTTGCTCCAGCTCCTGCCGCTCCGGCACCGTCAACGTTTGAAACTTTTTCAAACAAGTTGCAATATGCTCTCGCAAACAAGTTGATTGAAGCTAACTATATGCAAGGAGTTCTCAACACTGTTAACGCTACTTTCGGTACTTCATATCAAGGTATGTTCGAAATGCGTGATAATGAGAACGCGATGCTGTTTGTCATTAACGAATTAGCTAAAAAAGGCATCTAACATGCTTAGTTTAACAGCCACAGAATTACCTCGTTTTATGGCTTGCAACGGTTATAAGTCGTTGGGGGGCATTGAGCCCTTCAACCCTTCAACCGAGCAAACCGACGAAGGAAACGCTGCACACTGGCTTTGTGAACAAGTTTATCACGGTGCAAACGCTGAGGATTTAATCGGGCAAACAGCACCGAACGGATTGTATATAACCGCTGATATGGTTGAATACTGCCGACAATATTTGGAGTTTACAACCTCTGGGAATTGTGAGGTTGAAGTAGATACTTCACATTCTGGTAACGGTTGGGAAATTCGCGGACGTGCTGACTGTATTAAACACGATATTGCTCTTTTAACAGTCGCAGATCTTAAATATGGTTGGCGAATTGTTGAACCTGAAAATAACTGGACGTTAATAAGTCACGCTATTGCTTACTGTCAGAAAAATAATATTCAACCGTGTACAATAGCGTTTATGATTTTTCAACCTCGGCCATTTCATCCGCAAGGAACTGTTAGAAATTGGATAATTGATTATACAGAATTGATGTCTTTATATCAAGAGCTGTCCGAGGTCTTATCTCACCCATCCTCAACGGTTTGTAGCGGTTCGCAGTGTTATAAATGTCAATGTTTGTCGCAATGTCCGGCCGCTCAGATAGCAGCTATGAACGCTATCGACGTTGCTGAAATAGCTTTTGACAGCGAGATTAGCAACGAACGGTTGACATGGATGTTAACTAATCTTAAACGCGCTCAAGAGATTATTAAACAATCTTATGAGACTTACGAAGATTTAGCTTTACATCGTCTTAAAGCTGGTGGAAGCTTAAAAGGATATTCAATACAACAGGCTCTAGGTCAAACGACTTGGAACGACGGAATAACCTCAGACGTTGTTAAAATGATGTCCGGTGTTGACGTGAGAGTTGATAAAATAATGACACCTGCACAGGCTAAAAAAGCCGGAGTGCCGGAAGAGTTAATAAAATCAATGACTCATAGACCTGACAACGGTTTTAAGCTTGTCGCTATTGATGAAAACAAAATGGCTGAAAAAATGTTTGGAAAGAAGGAGATTTAATATGTCAGAAGTTGGTGGAATTGATGGCAATAGATTGCTATCTTTAATTGAACGAATCGAGCATCTCGAGGAAGAAAAATCTGCTATCACATCGGATATCAACGATATTTATGCAGAAGCCAAAAGCGCTGGTTTTGATACTAAAATCATGCGTGAGATTATCAAACTTCGCAAAATGAACGCTGCTGATAGGGACGAGAAAGAGTTTTTACTCGAAACTTATCGTAAAGCCTTGGATATTTAACCTTAAATTGGAGATTTAATATGTCTATTGAAAACTTTAACATGCCGGTTGGTCGTATTGTTAGCGGTAATCCTACCTCTTGGGAAGATGCTGTTGATTATCACACCAAACAGAAAAAACTTAACGCTGACGGTACACCGAGAAAAGAAAATCGTGTTTCAATTGCTTACAACAAACAAGAATTTCTTGAAAAAGTTTGGCCGTATATTTTGCAAGAAGTTGCGAAAGTTTATCCGCAATATGGAAATGTGCACCCAGATCAATGTGAAATGTCCCGTTTTGCATGGAAAGTTATTAACGGTGATAGCCCGTCTTGTCCGCAAGGTTCACAAGTACCTTATAACACTCGCGAAGGTTATCCGGGTTGTTATATTGTAAAAGTAAGTACAAGCGCTTTCTTACCGGGAACTTTCAAATTTGAAAACGGCGCTTATCGTAAAGTTGAAGCAAACGAAGTCAAATGTGGTGACTATGTAGTTGCCAACCTCACAATTACCGCACACAATGAAAAAGACGGTGGTATTTACTGGAATCCGAACGGCTATGAATTAGTTGGTTACGGAACTGAAATTAAAGGTTCTGGTGGTGCTGACCCAATGGCAATGTTTGGTGGTGCATCTCACCCACTTCCTGCCGGTGCGTCCTTAACTCCGATTAGTTCTGCACCTGCAACAGCTCAAATGCCAATGGCTCAACCGGCTGCAATGCCTGCGCAAATGCCGACAGCTCAACCTGCTCCGGCTCCAATGCCAGCTCCGGCTTATGACTTTCTTAACAATGCTCAAGGTGTTCAATCGATGCCTGCACCAGCTGCAATGCAGGGTTTTACCCAACCTGTTGCGAGTGCGGCCGCCCCTATGGCTATGCCTCAAGCTGCACAACAACAAGGTCAACCGTTTAGCACATTGATTAACGATAGGATTCCTTTTTAATCCTAATGTTGACAACCGCTGGCAGACCGGTCAAAGTCTGCCGATTTATTACCAATTCTTACGGAGTTTTTTGAATGAAAAGAGGCGTGCTTTACGGAGAAAACAACGGTAATTATAAAACCGGTTTTTGTTGTAAAGGTAAGGACAGAAATCTCTATAATTCATGGACTAATATGAAACAAAGATGTTTAAATCCTAAAAGTCCTAAATATTATAGATATGGTGGTAGAGGTATAAAAATTTGTGACGAATGGCTAAGTTTCGCCAGTTTTGCGGAATGGGCTCTATCTAATGGTTGGAAAAAAGGCTTATCCATAGATAGAATTGATAACAATAAAAATTACGAACCATCTAATTGTCGTTGGGTAACTATACGTGAAAATTCACAAAAAACTTCAAAAATAAAATTAAACTATAAGAAAGCTGAAAACATTAGAAGAAGATGTTTAGAAGATAGAAAAATTTTAGCTGAAGAATTTAATGTTTCAGTAAAAACTATCGATGCAGTTTTAAATTATAGAGAATGGAATTAACGTTTTGAGGATTTGAAAAATGTCTGAAGAGTTAAAAGAGATTGATGAGTTCCAAGAGTTTAAGAAATATTTTTGGTATTGGTTTAATAAATTCGGCCTTAAAGATTGGAAAATTTTATATTTTCAGAGGATGCCTTATGAACCAGATTGTCCTTATGCAAGAGTATCTTATAAACCTAATCAGCACGAGGTTTGGGTTTATTTTTGGGGAAGTAATGGAACTCAAAAGTTTGATACAAACGAAAAAGCATTTCACGAAGTTTGTCATTTGTTGTTAGCCGATTTATGTAGTTTATCAAAAACAGATACAGATATGGAAGAACATACAATTATAAACCGCTTGATTGCAGCTTTTCTGGAGTAATAATTAATGCTTAACCTTACCAACGCTATTGTCTACGATATTGAAACTTTCCCAAATTGTTTCACTTTCACAATGGAGATGTTAAACAAACCAACCAGTGCGGTTTGGGAAATCTCTCAGTATCGAGATGACCGCCAACAACTTTTAGCATTTTTCCGCGAGTTGGCCGCATCTCAAACGCCAATGATAGGCTACAACAATATTAACTTCGACTATCCAGTTATTCACTTTCTTTGGAATAATCCTTCCGCAACATACCAACAAATTTACGCGAAAGCTCAAGAAATTATTGAAGGTCAGGACAGATTTGGTCATATCATTTGGACCTCAGATCGTTTTACACCGCAAATTGATTTATTCAAAATGCACCACTTCGACAACAAAGCAAAATCTACCAGCTTAAAGTTTCTTCAGATAAACATGCGTGTTGACAGTATTGAAGATATGCCGATAGAACCAGGAACAGTATTAACGCAAGAAGAAGTTAATACCTTGCTTGTACCTTACAACTATCACGACGTTCAAGAAACTAAGCGATTTGCTCATTATGCTCACCACGCCATTGAGTTCCGACAAGGTTTGGAAGAACAATTCGGTATCGATGTTTATAACTGGAACGATACGAAAATCGGCGAACAAACCATTATGTCCCGTCTTGGTGATGAAGTATGCTATGATACTTCCTCAGGACGCCGACAGATGCGTCAAACGCCGAGAACGCAGATACCACTTAAAAATATTATTTTTCCTTATGTGAGCTTAAAAAAACTAGAATTTAAGCGTATCTATGATTACATGTGTTCACAGACTTTGCGTAGTGAAGAAATTAATGCAGCCGGTGAGGAAAGTACAAATATTAAAACCAAAGGTGCGTTTGAAAATCTTACCGCCAATGTTAACGGCGTTGAATATCATTATGGCGTTGGTGGTATCCATGGCTCTGTTGAAAAGAAACGCATACAAGCTACGGACGATTGGTGGATTGTCGACGTCGATGTATCAAGTCTGTATCCGTCAATAGCTATTGTAAACGGCTTGCACCCTGAGCATCTTGGAGAAAGATTTGCAAGCGTTTACGGCGACCTTAAAAAAGAACGTAAGAAATGGCAAAAAGAAAAAGGTAAAAAATGCACTGAAGCCAACGCTATCAAACTCGCCCTTAATGGCGCTTATGGTAAATCAAACTCTAAGTTTAGCGTAATGTACGACCCTCAGTTTACCATAACAATTACCATCAATGGTCAGTTGATGTTGTCAATGTTGCTTGAATGGTTGACTGATGTCCCAACCTTACAGGTTATTCAAGCCAATACAGATGGTATTACTTTTTATATTCACAAAGATTATTACCCGCAAACTCAAGAAATTTGCAAACGTTGGGAACAATTAACACGTTTGGACCTTGAAGAAGCTAGATATGCTAAAATGTACATTCGCGATGTGAACAACTATATCGCTGTTGGTACGGACGGAAAAAGTAAACTCAAAGGTGCTTATTGGACACCCGACCCGTTAAATTATCACGAATCGGTAGCATCTTCACAACCGCCAGCATGGCATAAAAACTTCTCAAACGTTGTCAGTACGCGCGCGGCCGTTGCAAACATGGTTGAAGGTGTTGATATTGAAACATACATTCGCAGTTGTTTTAATCCGTTTGATTTTTGCTGTGCCGTTAAAGCTACCGGTGGCTCTAAACTTTTCTGGGGTGATAAACACGTTCAAAAGAACACAAGATTTTATATCAGCACGGACGGAGAATTTTTATCTAAAGTTATGCCACCTGCCGGCCCAGTTGGTTGCTACAAACGTAAAAACGGTGTATCAGAACAAGAATATAATCGTGTTATGGCTGAAACAGGCGGTCAATGGGATGAAAGAGTTTGTACCGGAAATAAATCTAAATATGAAGAACGTATTACAGGTTTAGCGGCCGGTTACAAAGTCAGCGTAGTTAATAACATTAAAGATTTTAGATGGGACAATGTTAATTATGAGTGGTATATTCAAGAAGCTCAAAAACTTATCATATAGGTTAGGAAATATGAACGACAAAATACCTATGTTTAATTCTTATAATCGCTACAAAGACAAATGTTTAAAAGTTTTAAATAATGCTTTGGAGTGGAATATTAAAAATTTGCCAAATAACACTCTTGATTTGCAAATCGAAAAAATCGGAAAAAATATCGACGATGTTATCAACGCGGAAAACTATCAAAAACAAGTAGAAAAATTGACAGATGTGTTAATATCAATTGGTGGTGTTGCTAGATTTGATGAAGAAAAAGCTGTGGATATATTTAACGAATTTGTTATATCTTTAGATAGATTTATATTTATGGACGTGATAGATTACGTTGAACAAAAATTCAAAATGCTTTTTCAAAATGTTAATTGAACGAGGTGAAAATGAAAATAATAGAGCCTACTGTTGAAATTTTAACCGATATTGACCGCAATAAAGTTCTTAGACATATCGAAAAATGTGGTCGCACTTGTTACCAATCTTATGAGAAAGAATCTGAAAACTCAGCTGAAAAAATGGTACAAATGCTTATAAAATCCGGTCACGAATCGGTTCTTGAACATTTTTCAATTACTGTAAAAATGAAAACTGATGTCGGAGCTTATAAAGATATAACACGCCATCGTGCCGGTACAGCTTTCTCAATAGAATCAACCCGCTTTTGCAATTATTCTAAAGATAAATTTGGAAACGAATTGACATTTATTAAACCTTGTAACATCGAAGAATTGACTGACTTGTGGAATGAATGGGTCGGGCAGATGAAAGAAACCGAACTCTCTTATAGAAGAATGGCAGAGTTAGGAGCAAAACCTGACCAACTGAGAATGATTTTACCTCACTCTACTGCTGCTGAAGTTTGTATGACTGCAAACCTTAGAGCTTGGCGACATATTTTAAGGATTAGATGCCATAAAGCTGCGCATCCAAGCGTTCAGCAAATAATGAAAATGGTTTTATTCGAGTTTAACAAATTATTACCAGAGGTTTTTGACGATGTCGCAGAAGAAGTCGCTTAAAGAGTTGCATGATGCAGCTTACGCCAATATCGACAGATACGATAATTATAATTACGGAGATAATCTTACTCATTGGCAACCAGTTGCAAAACCGGACAAAGAATTTGAGAAACAACTAGCTAAACTAAAGGCTATGAAAGAATTTAACAGGGAAAAATGATGGATTTTCAAAAAGGTCTTGAAATACATAAAAAACTATTTCCAAGAGCAACACCTCACTCTCAACTTGTCCAATTAGACGAAGAGTTAAAAGAACTCTCAAATGCTTTTACAACCGAAAATGTAAAAGAAGAAATCGGCGATGTTATTAATGTCGCCGTTTCTTTATTAAGATTTAAAGAAACTGAAAACATCGGTAATTATGTTCTTAAAAATATTTATTTCAATCAACGTATTAAAGAACAAAAAAGACGCATGATGTATTATAAAAAAGCTCTTGAAAAATGTAAAAAAAGAATATCGGACAAAAGATATTCTTTTGTAAACGGTGTTTATAAAAGAGATAAAAATTTTTATAAAAACGATTGACAATTTGCGTATCAAAAAACGGTTCAAAACTTTACACAAATCTATTTGTGTATCGTGAATTATCTACAAAAAAAAAAATCCTCCGATTTAGCACCTCGGAAGAACGGAGCATGTAAACTTACAGGTTACAAGTCGCTGCTTGGTTACTGTTTATCGCCCTCTGAACCAAGAAGCCCTGGCAACCGCAGACCTTAAACGGAAACCGTTAAGCTGGTGGTTTGGTAGAGAGGGGTGGTTCCGCCCCACCGACACCTAGATTTTCAATCTAGTGCTCTACTAACTGAGCTACCTCCCGATAAATTGTATCGCGTTATAAGAATTACACTTATTTCTCGGCTGACTAAGCCTATGTTACCGCCAAAAACGTTGTTAGTCATGCAACATTTTCCGTAACAATGCAGGGCCACGCCACTGCTCGATTTAACCGACCAACGCGATGAATATTTTATAATTGATAAAATATCATAAGTCAACAAAAAAACCGCCCGTTTATCCTTTCGCGGGCGGTCGATGACTAATAACCATAAGTATTATACTCAAAAATAAATTATTGTCTAGCTTTTTTCGCCAACTTATCAGTTATTGCTTGCCTGATTGAATATCTATCTTGTCGTCCAGTGTGAGCCGTTTTGTGATATATTTTCCACTGCTCACAGTAAAGCATACCTCTGATTCTTTCTGCCACGGCTCTATATTTATCTTTTTTCATTTCCGGATGCAATATGCTATCAATCGCTATTTTACTGTCTGTAACGATAAAAATCGGCTCTTTTTCAGGCACTCCGTTTATATTTTGTAAAGCATAGTAAATGGCCAGCAATTCCGCTTGATTGTTATCTTCAGCTTTAGTTTTTAGATTTATTCGAGTTTCTTTTACACCACCTTTAATTAACTGCCGAATTGTTATACCAAGCCCAGCGTCTTTAGTTTTTGAATTAAAACTCGCGTCAGTCCAAACTTGCACCATTGACAAACCTCTCGCGAAGTGGTAGTGTATTTTCAGTGTTGGCGTTAGCGACACTATATATCTGACATTCTAAACCCCGATAGCAAAGATGCCGTCGGGGTTCTCCTTTATCTGGAATTAGTTGTTTTAATTATAAATTGAGCGACCATCGCTCTATCTGGCTTAGTGCCGTCAACTATTCTACACTCTGGGAAATCTTCTTGCAATCCTTTTTTCCAATCATCGAACTTGTCCGGTGTCGTTATAGAATACATTGGACAACGCCCTTGTTTAACAGCTCCGACATATTTTCCGACTCTTACAATTCTTATCTCTTTTGGCATAAATCTAATTCCTGTTTTAACTTATACAAACGAGCCTGATGCTCCCAAAAATTTTCAAATCCGGCATAGGGTATTTTTTCAAGTTCTTTTCCAACTTTATATCCGCCGATAGGATAAACTGCGCAAGGGTTAGAATTTATTTTCGGAGTACATCCTAAGAGCAGTATCGCGGTTAATATTAGGAGCAGAATAAATTGCCGATTTTTCTTTTTCAACTTCCACATATTTGACGACCTCTTTAGTCACATACTCAACTTTTGTATCAGAGCTTCCCACCCGATAGCCAGCCCAATAAGCTCCGCCAAGAATAACAATAAAAACAAATAAAAAAACCGCATATTTTACCATAATAGCCACCAAGTAAGGATAGCCCCCCAATATGCACCGTTAATAAATTCACCGTATCCCCAGCCCAGTTTTTGTTCAGGAATCAGTTTATTAATTAATCCTCCAAGTAAATAACAAACACCCATTCCAAGACCGGATAACATTATTCCGATACTTCCGAAAAATAAACCCCAGATAAATGTAATAATTAATCCAGTTAAAGAAGTTCCTAAAAATCCAAACAATCGAGGATATTGATAAAGATAATATTTATTTCCTTTTATTGTAACATGTAGCGGATATAACAAATCATCAATGAGTTCGCACTCTCTATCAGTATCTGGATTTAGTTCGTAACCGGTCAATAAACGTCCAATGTAAACGCCCCAACCATAAAGCTGATAGCTTGTATAACATGCGATAAAAGCAACAAGGAAATTTTCAAACAGCCAACCGAAATAAAAACACCCGTAAAAACCAAAAGCTAAAGCATACCATATTTTATTTGCCGGAATATAGTCTTTCCAAAGACCGCCTCTGATTCGCCAAAGTAACGATGAAAGAGCAATAATTAAAAATGAATATAAATAAATCATTAGTCTATATCCTTAAAAAATAAGTGGCTTCCAATTTCAGCACAAGGGCTTTTTCCTTTTGCCCAGTTCGGGCATTTAACCACCGCCGGTGCGTAATAATGAGTTGCACCGTTAGTAATATCACCTTGCAAAGCTTCTTTGATAATCGGAAAATATTTTGAATATGATGGAAATGTTAAATTTGCAATTTTTTGAGCGTTCGGATCGTTTTTATTCCAGCAACTAAACTGCCAAGGCTTTTGACATACTCCGGCGATTGTTTTGGCCGAAAACCATTTTTTAGACTTAAAGCGATTTAATATACAGCACGCAACTGCAACTTGCCCCTCGTGTGTTTCTCCTCTTGCTTCACCAAATATTGTTTTAGCAAAAATCTCCATATCGTTATCGGTCATAATATTTCTCATAATCAAAAAAACCCGATGTTTATTAATCGAGCTTATCTTTTATTTTATCGATTACTATTTCAGGATTATCTTGAACTTTTTTCAAAAGACTTTCTCCAATCATGTAAAGTCTTACTGCAAACAATCCAGCAACACCGGACAACCCGACTTTGACACTGTACGGAATGTCAAAATATTCCAATAAAAGACCTGTTAACATTGATATAACAAAAGATATAACGGCATCTCTTATTGTTTGTTTTATAGATATGAAAGGTTTAATCAACACCGATACGCCCCCTATACACGTTCCTACAATAGCGTAATCACGCAATGTATCCCCTATGTCCTTAAACAAAGCAATTCTCCGATTGGCATTAACTCTGTAAAAAAGCATAACACCAACCGGATTTGTTTGTCAACATCATTAATCCATAGTCGCCCATTTTTTAGCCTTATGTTGAGGACCATCAATATCATTTAAAAAATCGTAAGCCATTTCAACATAAGTATCATCCGAACGACCCTGTTTGTAATAGTCCGAATACATCATGTTAAGAACATAATACCAATCGCACGGCTTGAAATTATATCCTTTAGCTTCCAAAACTTTTGTGGTAGTTTCATAATTCCAATGTTCACCGGTTGTACCGTCTTTGTTTTTCATTTTAGAAACAACATATAAAGCAGTTTCTTTGGTGAAATCCGGATTAAGAATATAATCGACTTTCATCAAAAATTTTTCTACCATTTCAGGATGATGTTCACGGACTTCTTCCACAAAACAATCCATTTTACGGGTTAATTTATGCATACTTTCTTCGGAAGCATTGTCGATGTATTCATCAATCAATTTTTGAAACGTCATCATTGTTTTTATCCTTTGTTAAAATTTGCCCGAGTTGAGTTTTTTTAAACTCTTTTTCAACAATACAAGAGGCTTGGCATATTTTTTCAATACACCAATTACGAGCTTTTTCGTTTCCGAGTATATATCCGATAATTATGCCAAGACCTCTCATGTTGTTAAGCTTTCGTTCTTGTTGTAGATGCTGTTACAGGTTCATCAACAGAAGCGGTTAAAGTAGTAGCCGATGCTACTGCTGCCGCAGCTGCGGCCGCTCCAGTGTAAGAAGAACGACAAACATTGATTCTCAAGCTTGCATGAACAGGATCGTTACCGAAAATCATCGGATAGCATTTGCGACATCTAATTTCATCGGCGCGCAAATAGTTTCCGGACAAGTTTCTTACTTCAACGTTGCTAATGCCGTCAGATAAAAATACCTGAGCTGTATTTGCACCAGCCGGGATAGGCTGACAAACTACAACGTTTAAATTTGTATAGTTCGGAAGGGTGTTAAATTGGATTCCGGGAATGGTTAAATATAAATCTCCACCGGTTAAAGTAACGGCTGAAGTTCTGTAAGTTTTCGTGCAATTAAAAGTCATTTTTTGTTTCCTTTACAAAAAAGAGTTAAAATCAGGGCGGAGCCGAAACCCCGCCCGAGGGAGTTAAGCTAAGTTATTGCAACCACAGCCACATCCGTAGCCATAGCCACTCAGGCTATTAATACCTAAACCGTTGATGATAGCAGAGTTCGGGCATACTGCACCGATACCGGTAACATCAGGGCGTTTAAGCATGTGGCACTGAATAGATGCCAACTGAGCATTGACCGGAGCGAGCTGGTCTTTTACAAACAGCTGGTTCTCCAGGGTCAAGACTTTTCTCTGCTCTTCGGACAAGCGATCACGCAAGTCTTGGTAAGCGTAAAAGTCAATCTTTGTTTGGGTTGTGTTAGCAGTAGCATTTACAACTGCCTGAGTTGCAGCCGCCTGCTGTTCAACCAAGTATCTTGTTTGTGCGGAATCGATAATGCCTTGTTTCTGTCCTTCACAAATTGCTTTGTAATCTTCAAACCCAAGACCGTAACCAGGAACTCCGACACCGGCGAAACCGAAGCCATTTCCCCACATCGGGAATCCGCCCCAACCACCGAAGCCGTTACCCCAGTTACCGAATCCACCACGACCAACAAGAGCAAAAATCAAGATGAACAAAATGGCCAAGAAGCCGATTCCGCCCATGCTATAAGTTTTGTCGTCCATAGGTTTTTTCTCCAAATAAGCCCTTTGTTATTTGAGCCGCGCAAGATTAGCTTGCATCTGCTCTAACTCATCAGCAGGGGCTTGTTCTGCCGGTAAGTTAATGGTATTTGTCGGTTCAAAAAGTTGTTCAAGCTTATTAAGGTCTTGCAAAATTTGGTCTTTGTTGCCGTATTTGTTAATAAGCCAACCGACACCGGGAAAATTCAAAAAGTTTTTAGCTTTTCTAATTGTGTCAATAGTTACACCGTGTTTTTCGAGTTCAGCTTTAGGATTTTGGCACGTGTTAACTATGTTTGTCGCTAAGTCGAAGAGTTGGCCGAACGTTCCCGCTCCCTTTTGACCCAGCATTTTCTGTGCGTCCTGCATCATCAATTGTTTGTTGAACATCTTTTTTATCTCCCTCCAACTTCAAAACTTTATCGTTAAGAGCAACAATGGTATTTGACATTTCAACCATCATAGCTTGAGTTTGTTTGAGTGTATTTTGTAATTCTCGATTAATTTCTTCCGGCGTTTTAGGCTTAGTTAAAATGCCTTTCTCGTATAGGATTTTTTCAAATCCTTTAGCAGTTTCTATGGCTTTATTATATTCATCAGTAGTAACTCCGATTTGTTGTCCGTAAGAGTTACATATTTTTCCGGCCTGAATAAAACCAATAAAACTTTGATTTGTCATACCGTAATTTTGTTGATTTGCCAGATTATTCTCGAACATCAGAAACCTCGCTAATGCCGTTAACTGGAACTTTATTCATATTTTCCATTAAAGAACGTGTTGATTTTTTAACGATATCAGCCACTAAATCAGAAGCTAACTCTGGCTGAATATTTTTAGGTTGTTTACGGATATATAAAATTCTTTCGAGAATATCGTCTAAATTTTCGGTTCCAACTAAAACAGGTATAGCCAAAACAAGAAAAGAGGCGTTACCATAAAAGTCACTATTATTTAACATCTTCTAACTCCCTTAAAAGATTTAACAATAAATAAAATTGATAAGTTTGGATTTGAAACATATTTCCTCGCTTTCATTATCAGAAAGCAAAGGTTTTTTAACCGGAGGTGAAAGTTGAAAAGATTAAAAAACCCCGCTCTCTGTTCTCAGATTAGCAAGATCATCAGATATAAAAAATGCTCGGACTGTGCCGAGCTAATTGATTGAATTTAAAGATTTATTAGTTTGTCTATGACTTTTCGGTGTTCTCGCATAACATTTCTCAATTCGCAATTAACACCTTTAACATCGGGAATTTGTTTGAATTTTAATTTATTAACGTATCGGGACATCATAATTATTTTCTGTCGTTCCGAAGCGTTAATGTCAGTTAAAAGAGCGGACAGGAACTCGGGATGTTTAGAACCTATCCGCTTTAAGAAAAAGTGCAACCAAAGTGAAATAATAGGGCGCTTGATTTTATCAGATATTTTAGATATGTTATGCGCCTCTTCCACCTCTACCACCGCCTCTTGGTAAAACATAAGTTACTTTAATTGTTTGACTTTGCTTCGCCATTTGTTAACTCCCGATGGTTATTCTCGCCATCTTGAGTCTGGGTTATTGTCGACGTTACTGGCATCGGTTTATAGCTTTGATAAATATAAAACATAAACAGTCCAGATACCACAAGAAGAGCAAGAAACATTATTGACGCCATATAAATACCGGCTTTTTGAGCCTCTTTATAAATTTCTAAAGCTTCTTTATTATCCATTTTATCCCCCGTTTGTTTTATGGAGGGCGATATAGGAGTTGAACCTACTTAAAGGGATTTGCAGTCCCACGCATAACCGTTCTGCCAACCGCCCATACCATTATGATAAATTATTTAATCTACAATGTCAATATAGGGATTTCCTGTATCAATATCAGATGACATTTTTTTGACCATTTCGACATATTCCGCTTCATCAGCTTCAGTCCAAGCACCAATAGCTTGCTTGCGTAATTTTCTAAGTGTTAATTGGTCGGTATTGTTCCGATAAGCGTTAAGACGATTTTGTCTTATCTTTTCATTAAGAACTTCATCAGAATAGCGGTGATACTTTGCAACTTCGATAATTTTATCGGTTTTTTCTTCGAACTCGAAAGTATATTCACCTTCACAATCGCTATATTTCGATTTATCTTCGATTAGTTCTACCGGCTTGTAGCCGTCTGCCAGCAGCTGATGAGCATTAACTTCCAAGCCATAATTAAATATAACGCCAGTATCCGTTTCTAAATTAATCGGTGCGTATTCCAACCGCCCGTTAACCAGTTTTGCATAATTTGTCATGGTTTCATCCTTATATATTGCAGTTTACCATATCCGTTTATATCTTTAGTTCCGTAACCGCCCCAAACCGACGCGGGATAACCTCCGTTGCTACCGTTATTTCCGTTTGTTTCAAGCTCGATGTCAAAATAATTGTTAAACGTCGAGTCTCGATTGACGGTAATGTAACCGCCGCGGCCGGCAGTTCCTAAAGCATCCTTCCCGGCCTCACATACAACCAAATCATACCAGGTATTCGGATCCTCCCAGGTTGCCACCTGCAAACGGCTCGGCTGGTCTTGCAGTCCGACACCGACACGCAGATGACATTTAATATAAAAATACATTTTGCCGATAAATCCAGCCGCAGAGCCGGGATAGTTACAGCCGATATAACACCAGTTTGTCGTATTGCCGCCGCCCACCAACCAAAGCTTATAAACCCCGGGTTTAGGAACATCGACATAAAACCACTGACTGGCAGCATCCTGCGGGTTGGCAATTTCACCCAGCACCTGCCCGCGCTTGTATGGATCGGAGTTACCACTACCTAAAGGGTCAAAATTAAAAGGAATCCCCATGTTAACCTCCAAAAGTGCCGGCATCGCTCATTCCAACATCGTTCCAAATTCGGTGCTTGGTTAACGCCACCAAATGACTCTTGCCGTTGGTAAAATCCGGAGTTAAACCATTAACCCAGCGAATGCCGCCGGCATAAGACAGGTTAACCGTCTTGGCGCCGTTAGGAAAATAGAAATGAAAAACTACTGTGTACCATCCCTTGGGGAACGTCAGCTGCGAGGTATCAATCGTTATCGTCACATTGTCGGCAACTTGCAAAGACACACGTTCGTCATTGTCTTGCAGCACTAGCGTATAACTGCCGGGCAGACTGTCCGGATTACGGTCTGCATCATAAGCAATTAATTTTCTTTTGTTAAATTCATCGTTTACAAGCTTTGAAGAAGGATATTTATCTGTCGATTCCGATAAAGTTTGCTCGAGATTAGAAACCAATTGATAATCGGATTTTTGATAACTCGGCAATTTACCTGCACCGTTAGATGTTAAAACAGTTCCGGCAATCCCTGGAGCTAATCTTGTTGGATTACCATCTTCTCCTTCAACAATTAAATCACCAACAGTAGTCATAGGATCTGAAGGAATGAATTTATTATTTTCAGCATCAAATTGTCCGATAATAATATCATCGCTTCCATCAAATAATTTATATACCCAAGGGGTAGTTGTTTTATCCAACCAAACAGTACCTTCTTGAGCATATTCCGGCCGTTGTAAACCGCTGTTAGATGTTAAAACGTTTTCCTGCATTTTATCAAGAAAATCATCCATCAACTGTGCACCGGACGGATTTTGTGAAAAATCTACATTTGTTTGACTCATCGAACTACCTTTCCGTAACCTGCTGAGATATAATCAAAAGACCTTTTAACGTATGTTTTTAAACTATCATTAAAAACTTTTATTGTAAAGCCTTTGTTATTTTTCTCAACGTAATTAATTTTATCATCTACTGCTGCATCCTGAAGAGTTATATTAACGCTTGGATTATTCCAAAAAGCATTTTCATAAACAATAGTTGCGCCTTCCTCAGCGTCGTTTATTTGAATGTCTTCACCGCTTTCATATCTATCCGGCATATCGATTATTACGGACGCTTTAAGTACATCCGGAGAAAACCAAAGCGATTCGATATATAATCTCAATCTAAATTGGCAGTATCTAAAAGTATGCTGTGAAGCTGTAAACTCTTGCCAACCCGTCCATTCTTCACCGTCTTTACTTAAATTCATTTCAATACTGACACTCCATTTCGAACCTGTAAATGTTCTGAAATCTTTTAAATCTCTAATAAGGTCAATATCTCTTATTTTTTGATTTAAACCAAAATCTCTAATTTTTTCAACATCGCGAATTTTAACTATATCTCTAACGCGATTTCGACTGGACAAGCTTAATTTCAAAACAGAACTTAAAGAGTTTTCGTAAACTTCTCCTAAATCTAAAGGTTCTGGATTAAAATAGTATATCCCTTCGTTTTTTTCTGGAGATAAGGTTAAAATTCCTTCAGACGCATAAACGTTTTCCTTTCGGCCAATCCAATCAGGTTGTTGTACCAAATCTTCCACAACGTTATTAAAAGCGCCAGCATCGGCAGATACAATTAATGTAGGATTAACACTCTCGTAACCTAACAAATCAACAGCTTTGATTAAATATGTACCTTTGTGAATTAAACCGGTAATCGAACAACTGGTGATTTGCGGATAAACTACTTGAGAACTTTCCCATGTAACATCTTCGGTTTCGTTAGTATATCTTATAACATAATGAGATATATCAATGTCGTTAACTGGGGACCATTCGAAAACACCCAAACCGTTTGTGATGGTTACTCTAAAATTCTCAACATCTCCCGGAGGTGTCGAACCGCCTACAAATTTAATTTTATTCAAAACTAAAGGTTTTGATAAAAGTTGCAAACCCGTTTGACGCTGATAACGAATTTCAATATCATAAGTTTCACCATCTTCAAGACCTGTTAACATTACTTGATTGGCATCTCGTTTCAACGCGCCGGGTGTAAACCACTCACTTGTACCATAAAGACGACATTTTATTACAGGTATAACTGAGTTTTCATTGCGATTTCGTAACGGTATGACCATAATTGAAGTAATACTACCGTCGGAATTTTTCAACATTACTGTTTCATCCGAAACAACTTCACCATCCAATTCTGGAGGATAAGGTCTATAAAAATCACCCGGTATTGTAATATTGCTATCGAAAGGAGGTATTTCTTCTAAAGGATTAAATCTTTCAGGTGCGTAATCAATAGCGGTTATTGTCGCAGATTGATTGGAATCAGGTTTAATTTGAGTGATTATTAAATCTAATTCTTTACCGTCCTCAACGAAAGCGCACAAACTTCCTAAAGCTGGAGCTTCATTCAATTCGATTGTTTCATTAAATGTAAACTCCGAAACTAAACCTGAAATAGATTTTAGCAAATGATATGAAAAACCTTTTCCTAAATTATCTCTAATTCGGACGCCTAAATTGTTCACAGAAGGAATATTTAATTCTTCATCTATAACAAAACCGACAACGTTTCCTTCATCGTCAAATTTTAACTCTTTAATACGACCTTGTCCTACACCAACGAGAATTACATCGTTAACAAGATTAATTCTATCGCCACGATTAAAAGTTAAATTTTCAAAATCCATTTTGAAAGTATGAGTTTCCGGTTGCAACAGTGCTGTTGCAAAATAACGACGACCATACCAATAAGCTAAATCGGCATTTGTACAACTAGAAAACTCAATTCTTTCGAACAATGTAGCAGTTTCTTCTGTATAGCCATCGGCGTAAACAATTCTTTCGTCAGTTTCATAACCTTTTTCGGCATTTCTAAACTCGACTCTTAAAGCATGTGGTATTTCAGGATAATTAATATTACCTGAATATTCCCAACTATTACGAGGTGTTACAAGACCTTTTACATAAGGACGTTCGTTATCTATAATAACACTGTAAATATTATTGACTTTTGAAATAGTGGCTACACCAGCGGCACAAATATCATTTAAGACATCATCAATACTGGTTTCGTAATCTATAATTCGATTGTATGTTAATTTCAAATCATCACAGTATTTCCACCATTCAGCCAATTTTTCTAAATCAATTTTTTCATCTGGTAAATGTTTAGCAAAAGCAGGTGTTTGTAAAACATATCTGAATATATCAGCAGGATTCGAACTTTCTACATCGTTAACCCAAGAATCTGTTTTAGGATTGTAACCTTTTACCAAAGTTGAAACAATAGCATTATAAGAGCTAACCGTACCATTCAGCTGTTCAGTAGCTCTTATCCTCATAGCTGTACCTGAAATATCAGCAAATTTGACCGGATTTTGATATTTAATGGAACGAATAGCAGTTAAATAAGAATCATTTATAAGGTATCTTCCATCACCTGAACTAGTAGTTCTTATTATTTTTATTTCATATTGACCTTTTTCAGGAAAAATAATTCTTTTTACTTTTCTTAAAGCTTGCATTGTTTTAGCTGTAACATTCAAATCATCAACACGTATCCAATCTTCAGAATTTACATCTCTATAATAAACTTGAAAGTTAACACTTGTAGCAAACTGAAACCCTGTATAAGGACCATAAGAAATTGTATCTACAAGGGCGTTGAATGTAATGTCCAATTCACATTCATCAGTATCACGTTGCGTAGAACGAATTATTTCTCCAGCTTCACGAGTAATCTTCACATTTAAAGATTCTTGATAAACATCGTTAGTATAAAGTTTGACCCCTTGATTTAAGTCAGCATTTAAACGATCGTCCATTTCTACTTCTTCGTATTCTGAAATAGAAGTTTCACCAAGTTTTCTATCGCTGATTTTTAATTTACCATAACCGTATGTGAAAATTTGTCTGCAATATTGATTATTTCCGCTTGTTTCAGTATAAGGTAAAGCCGCTTGAGGCGGGAACATTCTATTAGTACCTAAATTTACCGGAATAATACCATATTTACTAATAGCATTTTGAGCATTTTCAATAAATTGAGTTTGCGATTCTTTTAATGATGACTTAAAAGTTGAAGTTTGATTTGGTGTGGACATCAAAGCATAATTGGCCACACTCATTACCAAAGAAGAACCTATATAATAAATCGCAGCAGCAGCAGTTTCAGAAATACTCCAATAACTAGCCATTGCAGGTATCGCCTCCGGAGCAAAAACAGCAACGGCAACAGCTGCTACAATATTAATAACAGTCATTAAAGAGTTCTTACCATCTCCACCACCGGTAGGGATAAAATTCAAACCAACTATATCATTTTTCTTTAATAAAATATTCCATTTATCAGATTTAACAACTTCATTATTCAAAGTAACAACAAGATGTGCGCCTTCGAAATTAAAAGGTATAGTTTTATCTACAATCTCTTGAATAGTCTTGCATTTTTCTAAATGTAAAGTTTCAAAATCACGTCGAAACGGCATTAAAGATTTTTGAACTGTGATATTATCGTTTAACATATCTATAAATTCCTGCAAGACGTTGGCACCACTGAGCTTCTCTATTATACTCGGTTAAATGAGTTCCGCAACCTTTTTCACAATGAATCATTATACCTTTTTTTACAACTACTCCGACATGACAAGGTAAACCAAGTATTTTAAAAACAAGTACATCATAAGGCTCTTCTTGGCCTTTTTCTATTTCTTCCCATTCTTTACACTCAATTTCACAAACATTAGATATATGAAATCTGTCCTTGGTATCAATATAATCTAATAATAAAGGTAAATCGATATTCAGTTGTTTTTTATAAATTAAACGTGCTAAACCCCAACAATCACAACCGTTTTCTGAGCGACCTTTATCTGAAAATGGGACTTTTATAAAATCGTTACACCACATTAGAATAATCCCGGAAAACCTGACGGTGTGAAACGACCGCAAGGAAATGGTTCCAAACCTAAATAATCAATTGATAAATTTCCAGATACAGTAAAACCATCATAGTTTACGTTGGTTAACTTAAAATCGTTATATTCCAGCTCAACATAATCTAAATTGTTAGATAATACACATTGGATATTAACATTGACAGCTTTCCTTGTTTGGCGCGCATATTGAACTATTTGCCGATTAACGTTGTCTATTGTTAATTTTGCACTCACAGCGCCGGTTTTATCATCTTGAGGAAGGGTTATCTCAAAAGGTAAAAACAAATATCTTTTACCTTTACTTGTACAACCATAAACATTTTCTCCCATATCGGAAAATTTTTCCACAGGTACATTGCATATATTTATCTCGTCTTTCAGTTCTGGAGTCGATAACGTCAACAAAACAATTACAGCAACATCTGTTTCTTGAGCATAAGCAGCTTGTTTAAGGTTATCACTTATCAAGGTAGTATCTCCAGATTTACATTAACTAACCATAAAGTTTCATTCATACTTGCTGAAGGTGCCGAACCAAAACGAGCTTGGACGATTTTATTCGAATCGGGTCTTTGAAAGTCAAAAACACCAACATCATTATTGTAATAAAATTCTTTAAATTCTTCATAATCTTCTTGATTTAACATCATAGAAAAAGAAACATTCGACACAGTTAAAATTGTTCTACGACGTATTTTAGCAGGCCCAATATCCATACTTGAACGAATAGTTCTATCACCTAAAGAATCTTGAAAATTATCCCTTAAAATTTTAAATTTCTCCGGCCAAGTTGCCATAATTTTCTCCTACCTTGCAATTAATCTTTGATTATTAAAAGCTCGTAAAGCATTGTTTGATGATGTACCAGGTTGACCTATTTTTCGAGCAACCATTTGGTCAATTGTAACATCAATTTCAGTACCTTGAGAAGTCTGTTTTTGATTTACGCTAGCCTGAGCATTTGAATTATTATAAACGTTTACGACAACATTATCGCCAATTCCATCGGCTTGTACACCTAAAGAACCGTCTGATCCACGACGTAAAGGCATAACAGCTTCTGGACCAGCTTCACCCATTACACCAAATTTATTACCTTTAGCAAATTTAAACAATGTCGGGGAATTATAAACACCATTGGTAAACGCTCCACCTTTTGCAAACGGTCCAACATAAGAACCTTCCATAACTGTTACATTTCCACCCGTAGCAGCTGTACCGGTAACATTGTTAACACCACCGAACATTCCTGCTCCACGCATGCTTTGAAATAAATAATCAACACCGACATCCATCATTTTGCTCAGGATGCTATCTAAAACATTCAATGCTGCACTACCGAAAGTTTCCCAAGCGTTTGCTCCGTCCATTAAACCTTGTCTTAAATCTTGGAAAAATGAATTTGTTGTGGACTTGGCAAACTCATAAGTTTCGGTCAGCTTTTCGTTTTTTTCACTTAAACGAGCTGTACTTTCAGCAAACTGATTTATTGTATCCAACTTATCAGGTGTTAATTGAATATTATTATCGTTTGCTTGATTTATTAAATCTTGACGAGTTTTCCAATATGTTGATTCATAAGTACCAGCACCAATCAAACCTTGTTCAAGTTGTAAATCGGCAATTTTACGAGATGCTTCAGTATTTAAGTCTTTCCATGCTTGCGCGGCTTTTTTAGCCTCTTTCGACATTTCTCTTAAACCAGACGACCACTCTCTCAATTTATTAGATGCTACGGTAGCGGCAGAGCTGACAGCATCAGAAGCGGCACCAATGTAATCACGACCAAGAGCATCATCGACACCTTTATTTAAGGCATCCATTAAACTACCGCTTGGCCCTTCTCCTCCATTCCAAAGAGATTGGATTTTATCCCAAACCCATTTAGCACCTTCCCAAATGGCTTCAAAACCGGCGATAAACGAACCTATCATTGCGTTAACAGCCGATTTAACAACGCTGACAAAATCAAACCCGAAAAAACTGTTAATCTCATCTTCGAATTTAATAAAGACTGTTGTTAAACCAGTTACAGCAGCAATAGTTAACGTTATCGGGCTTGTTAAAACTGCTGCAACAACTCCGGCTAAACTAGTTAAAATTGTCAACATAGTTTTTAATCCGCTCGTCACCGTTGAAAATACAGCTGCTTTATTAAAAGCAGTTATAGCAACAGTAACAGCAGCCAAAGCAGAAGTAACAATACCGGCGTTGTCTGCCACATAATTCATTATATCTGCTAAACCATTCAAACTACTTTCAGCAACACCTGTCCAATCAACCATCTGTAAACCGACAACAGCCAAAGCCGTCAAACCTATGGACAATAATGATACAGGGTTTACAATCTGTTTAAATGCTTCACCTAAACCCTTTAACGGGGCTTCCATACTGTTCATAACAGCAGCTAATTGAGTACCTTGTTGCAACGCGATAAGCATAGGATTCATACCCATCGCGGCAGTTACACCAATATCTTGAAATTGTGCGGCAATATTGGCAGTATTAAACCTATTCGGCATTAAATCACGAGTTAACATGCCGGTTGCTTCGTTCCATTCGTTTTTACCCATCTCTCTTTTGAAAACGTTAAAAGATGCAAAAGCAGAACCGCCAGCTAAACCACTAACACCGGTTAATCTGTTAATTCTTTCTTGTACTGCAAGCTGTTTTTGTAAAACTGTTTGTTGAGTTCTTGATGCCATCGATGCTTTCTGTATGCTCGTAGTTAACTTATCTTGAGCTTGTGCAGCTCTGTAAATTCTATCGGCATAATCAGATGCTTCTTTTGCAGCGGCAATTTGTTCGACAGTCGCGCCTTTTGTTGCGGACACTAAAGACAATATACTTTTGCTCATGGCAGAAACAGCGGCCGCAAAAACTTTGCTGGCTTGGTTCATCGCTGTTCCTACACTTTGAGCATTTGAGTTTGCAGATTTTGCACTTGCACTAAAACTGTTAAGGGTTGCGACACCTTTTTCTAATTGAGAAGTTTCAACACTGAAACCTATCTTTGCAATATCTGTTGCCATTTATCTTCTCCGCACCCTTACACTTTTAGCTTCCATTTCTCTTTTCCGAGCATCTTCTTCTCTGGCTCGTTTAGATGTAATTTCGGCATTTAACTCTTTACAAAATATACCGTCCATAGCTCTTAAAATATCATATTCTTCAGGTGTCAAACAATTTCCTGTAAGTTTTGACCAAGCTAAAAACTCGGACGGCGGTATAGAACAATAATAACCGTTAAAATCAATCCGAGATACACTATTGTTTATTTGATTGAACCAATCCCACAAATAAAAACCATTTTCCGGTATCTCAAACTTAGGTGTATCAATTCCAACGCGTTCATTTCTTTTTCGACGAGTGTTTTCTTCATCACCTTCTTCGGCGAGGTCGTAACGAGTAAAAACTCGTACGGCCTCAACCAAATTAGTTTTTAACTCTGAAAAAAAGCTTTTTCGTCGTCAATAGCCTCCGTGATTTGCTGTTTAAACCAAGGAAGTTCAGTAAGGACTTCTTTTACATTTTTCTCGTTGCAGTCCGGTGTTTTATCTTTGAATTTATTTTCGCCCCAGTTCCAACCGGTAATGCAAGCAACCAACAAATCCAATTCGTTATCTTCAATATCAGAAGCTTTCAGAGTTTTACCTCTTTTTTGAAGTTCGATATTTTTGTTTCGAATACGACGTTTTACGTTCATCATTCTTTCGTCAGATAAAGAAAGAATTTGAACTGTTACACCGATTTTGTCACCAGATACAGGATGTAAAATGTCAATAATTCTTTCCGATGGTTTAAGACTAGCTAAATCCATGTTTAAGCTCCTTCAGTTACTTTAGATGTTGTGTTTGAGAAACCATAAGCGTAACCACCGGCATTTTTGGCCATTACACGGCACATGAAAACTTTATCCTTATCGGATGCTTTAAGTTCATAAGTGCTTGCAGTAGCGCCAGAAACAGCGACACCGTTTGCAAACCATTGATAAGAATAAGTGATTGTTTCAGCACCGGAGAATGTACCATTTGTACAGGTAAGAGTTTCACCAACTTGTTCTGTACCTGAAATGGACGGAGCTGCTGTTAAAGTCGGAGCTTGAGAGCCAGTTGTCGGATTAACAACGATTTCTTCTTGTACCAAACCAAGAGTAAAGACTTCCAAATCGAAATCTTCGTTCTGTCCGTTCGGACGGGTTGGTCCAGCTACAATACCTCTGTTGTATTGAATTGTACCGGTACCACCAAGCGGACCGTCAGCTCTCAAAATTTTGAAAGCATATTTATTGTTGTTACCTACTGCGCCGGCCTCACGCAAAATTTGCTGACCTTCATCATAAGGGTCACGAGCAACTTCAACGGTTGGTGAACCTGCGTCGGTAATACCTTTAGCTTTATCGGCTACTTCGGTTTCCCATGTGTTATATGTCAAAACGTTTGTTTGTTTACCTGTTTCTCCAAGATTACCAACACCTTTGACCAATTTCCACTCTAAACCGTTGTAATCGTCTTCGGTCAAATCATTGTTTTGGGGAATAGGACAAACAAAAAGTTTCGAAAACGCGTTTGTATTTGCCATTTATGCACCTCTTAAAAGTTTAAGTTCTTTGGTGCGTAAAAAAGCGCACCGATTGATTGATTTTAGGTCATCCAACCTAGTGCGCTCTTTTATTAAATAAAAGCAATTATAGCTTAAAACATAGATATTTAATTGTCAAGGGTATTAACAGTTTACCCTCATTTTCAACAATGCCCGTGCAATCGGCATTATCTGTTAAAGTAACCTTTAAATGATTCTTATCATCAAACAACTCCAAGCCTTTTTTAAAGCCGTCAGCAACTCTTTCAGCTTCTTCCATGGGTTTGTATATACCTTTATTGTCTTGTGGCCAGTGAAGTATCAGACGCATTATACCGCGATAAGTTTTACCTTCATCCCAAAATTCATCTTCAATGTTATTCGGGATATAAACAATTTCCCAAAACTTATCTTTAGCTTTTATATTAGTGTTTATATATTTAACCGAATAAACGTTATTGACAACCTCGGTTACCTTTTTTTGTAAAAGATTTAAAATTTTAGATTCAATCACTTTTTCAATCTCCTTATCTGGTTGTCAACAATTTGTTTCCATTTCATAATCGCAGATTCCATAAACCCGTCGTAAATTTCACGAATTTGAGCATATCTAGCAGTCCATCCGAAATAAAAAGTATCACCGACTTTCATTTTTGCAAGTGTAGGCAATATATAATCTGCTTTATCCGGTGTAGCATATTCTGGTAAAACACCAACTTCACCTTCTGCACGTTCACGACCCTCGGTTTGACCTACTGGCAATTGATTTAATTGAGCTTGACCAGATGACCTTAGAAACCCAGTATCAACGTGCATTTTACCACCTTTAGCAAGTGGAGTTTGAGCATCTTCGACAACCTCTTGAATACTGTTTTTAACGACAGCAAGCATTTTTTCCTTGGTGTCAGCGACAACTTTATCTATTACAGCATTAAAACTTTCGGCCATTATACATACCCTGCTAAAAAGTCAATTTTATATTGTGCTTTACAACGACAATGAATTGTTTCTTTTGGATTTGCACCAAGAGATTTGTCACCAGGATAAAGCAATTCTGAACCAGATACCGAAACGAAAGGTTCATTAAATCCGATTGTATTTTTTTTATTATATTTGTTACCTAAACCAACGTGAGTTAATCGAGTGCGCCCATCACCGGTATCATCCCACCATTTACGGACTTGGTCTTCTCGTATTAAACCTTCGTCAATGTTTTGTTGAATTGAAGCGTACTCACCGCGATTTATAGCTTGCATTGTTTCTGTTCTAGCAATAGCATCCCCACGATATTTTAACGCTTTTTTCTCATAAGCGGTTATAAGTTTACTAATTTCATCTTTATTCAACTTTTTACCGCTCTCAACAGCTTTCTTAACTATTGAATCAAAACGCTTATCTCTCAAACCTAAAGTGAAATATTTTTCATCTAAATTTTCCAAATATTTTCGAGCATTGGCGACCCATTTGACTTGATTGGATGATAATCCTATAACTCCACCCTCCCTTTTCTTTGTTGTCGGATTAATACGGCCAACGATATTCAAAGCTGTTTCCCTAGGATTATCACCTCTTGCCATACCTTCGCTTAGTTGAAAACGGACAACTTCTTTGGCTTCATTTGTAATATTACTTATAAAATTACTTGAATAATCTCTCAAATCTTTTTCGACTTTTTCGTTACGAATATTAAAAACCGCGTTAAGTCGTTTAGGCCAACTACTCAAAGTGATACTTGCTGTTTCTTCATATATATCTTCGATTTTTTTAATTATTGGATTTAACAAAGCCGGAGTAAAACCACTTGCTTGATAAAGAGCTTCAACATCATTATTCTCAATAGCTTTAATCATATCCTCGATAACAGCGCGATCGACGATATTTTCCATAGCGTTAATAAAAAGCGTTTGAACTTCAGGAATTTGTAAAAGATATAATTGTTGAAGAGTTGTAGCCATGCTATCCTCCTTTACGTGCTATAAACTTCCACGCACAAGGTGTCCCAGCACCGGGTAAAGGCAAAAACTCTAATATTTTATATCTGACATTATCTATTTCGATAAAATCGTTTTCAGACGGAATAACATCGTTTACAACAGCAGTTGTAATCTCTTTATCGGAAGCTGTTATAAAACTATCTTTTAAATACTTATAGCTTACACCTTTAACAGTTCCGTTTAATTCAATCAAAACTTCTTCGGGTTCTCCGGGATTATCTGGTGTCGAATCTTCTGAATATTTGAACTGGACAAGTTGAATTAATCCTTGTTTGAACTCACTCATTATCTCAGATGTAACACTTTGTAAATCGTCATAAATACTCATACACGGCTCGCTTTTCCTGATATAGGATTATTTCCACCTTTTGATTGATCTATCAAAACCGACATTAACGTTTGAATTACAGGCATCTGAATCTGACTTTCTGAAGCATATAAAATATCATTGTATTCGACTGATATAGCACCGTCGACCGATACAGATTTGTATTTATTCGGAGTAAAATCAACCTGTAAAGAACCTGATTTTGTTAACTCTCTAAAGCAAGCTTCGTAAACAGCTTTGACAACTTGTTCAGGTATCTCATCGTTTTTGTAAACATAATAAGGATATGATTGGACTTGGGCAGACTGGCGAGGCCAACTTCTTTCTTGTTTGAAATCGACCTTATAACCAATCCACAAACTTTCATATTGACCATCGAGCCATTCGGAAGAAACGAGTAACGCTGACTCAATCATTTCATCCGTCCAAGTTTCAGGGATGGTTTTACCTCTAGATGTAAAATATTCTTTGAAATCGTCAACGTTACCGTAAAACATTATTTTCCTCCCATAAGGGCTTTCAATTTAGCTGCCTCTTCTTCCTCGGCTTTCTTTTTAGCATCTTCTTCGGTTTCACCACCGTCGATGGTTTCTTTCTTACCTTTAATTCCTTTTTCAGATTTCTTCATTTCGGAAACTAATTTTTTACTTTTTTCACACAAAGGTTCATGAATTTCAGAATTAAAATCAGATTCGTTAACAATCATCTCAATACCGTATTTTTTATGTTTAACTTTAACGGTAGGTAAAATTTCACTCATGAATTTTCTCCAATTAAGAAAGTTAAAAAATGGGAGGGCGGTGAAACACCCTCCCCGTTACCTTAACCAAGCAAGGCAGCGATGTGTGCAGGCTTAATGGCTTTAACACCCCAAGCACAAGCAACTTCTACGCGCTGTTTACGATAGCCTTTGTATACACGAACTTCGTAAGACATACCAGAACGTGGATCTGTCAACATATAACTGTCATCAGCAGAGTCATCACCAGCAGGCAAAGCGGGAGCGCGAGTAACAAGCTGGATAGCATCGCGGTTGAAAGCAACGTTACGAATAGAACTCTCAACAACAGTAACAGAAGCACCATCGTTGGCAGCTACACGCAAACCAGGTTGAGCAATCTCGATTTTGTTACCGGTAGAAATTGCAACGTCTTTCATAACAACATACTTGTTGTTGTCACCAGCAAGAGTAATAACATCACCAGCTTTAAGATTTCCAGAAGTACCAGCTTTCAAAGTCAACTCGGTAGCTCCAACTTCAGCAGTATTAACAGTAGCACCCTCAGCAGAACCTTTAGCGAAAGATTTAATTTGAGCAGATTCTTTAACAGACAATCCGAACAAATCAAGCAACTGACCTTGACGAAGAGTCATTGTAGTACCGGCATCGCCAGCATTAGTCAACTGAGTTAAACCACGCAAGTTTACACCGGCGTTGGTATCGATAATCAAAGAACGATCCGACATCGGAGCTCCGTTATCGTCCAAAATCTTACGAAGTTGAGCGGCGTCTTTCAAATCACTAGCGAACGGAGCAGTACCAGGGGTACCGAAAGCTCTGGAAGCACTGATGGCAGCTTCAGCGGCAACGTCCGATTCAATCATATTGGTAAGAGTACGAATGGCTTGCTCGAATTTACCAGCAAAAACTTCACTTACACCGATACCGTTTTCCAAACCTTTATAATCCTCACCGGTCAAACCAAAAGAAACGTTTTTAGATTTCGTGATTTTAATTTCAACGTTGTCTAATTTCATATCGTCCGGTTCAGGAACATTCATAGACGGAGCGCAATCTTTAGCTTCGGTAGGAGTACTTACCGGAACCAAAATAGATTCGTTCAAAGCTGCGCGAGCGGCAGAAGAGTTACGAGCAACAGAAGGAATAAAACCTACCAACTCGCGAGAAACTTTATCCAACGACTGAAAAAGTGTCGGGATAAAAAGAGTCAAAATATTTGCCATGATTAGCACCTCTTAAAATTGTTAGTTAATTTTGTTTGGTGCGTAAAAAAGCGCACCGATTGATTGATACAGGTCATCCAACCTAAGTGCGCTTCGTTAAATCCTTAATAAAGCAATTATACTTTATCAAGTTAATTTTAATCTGTCAAGCTGATTTCACCTTTTGCCATTTTCTGAGCAAACTCTGATTGTTGAACAGGTGAAAGTTTAGCAAAATCAGAACGTTTCATGTATCTTGAACCGCCTGAGCCACCACTTGCACCTGTTGAACCAGTGCCACTTCCAGTATTAGCTCTCAAGATACTATCGTGTTGAGGATGAGCTTCGGCCAAAATACGCAAACCTTCTTCTGGTGTTGCATATTCACCAGCGCGTTCTTTGCTGTATAAACGATTTCCGTCGTTCCCGTAAACAACAACTTGACCGTTTTCAACTTTAAAGTTACTGCGGAATTTAGCTTCAAACATATCTCTCGGAACAGCTACATTGTTGCGAATAAACTCCGAATTTGCGAACAAATTATTGACAATCATATTGTCGTATTTAGTCTGCAAATCACTCAAAGCTTTGCTTTTCTCGTCGATTTGGGTCTGAAATTGAGCTGTGATTTGAGATTTCACTTCATCAACTTTACCTGCGTCGATTAGTTTATTAGCATCCAATTTGGCAACCATCTCAAGAGCTTCACGAGCTTTCGTAGCATCCAACCCTTCGAAAGCTTTAAGTTTTTCAAGAGCGGCTTCTTTAGCTTCTCTGTGCATTTTCGATTCATTGTTCAAACGTGAAATTGTATCGACAGCAACTGTTTGTTCTTCACCATTAGTGTTAACATAAACCGGATTACCGTCTTTCATGACAATATTGCCATTTTCATCTACTTTCCAACTCGGCATTTATTTTTCCTCTTTTTCTTGGTTAAGATTGTTATCAGCTTCATTTTCGGATTTAACATCCGGATCAGTATCTGCCGGAATATCATCTAAAAGCCTTTTTCTTTCTTCCTCTACATCAAACTCAGGAGAAAGAATTTTACGACGTTTCAATTCATCCCAGTATGTTTCAACCGAAATATCTCCACGCTCTCTAGCTTTTCCTAATTCTTCAATATCACTACCATCATCAAGCACATTATCAAAACCTGTATAAACATTTATTTCAGGTTGATAATCTATACCCATCCATTTCATAGTAATAGCTAAAGCATTTTCCAAAGCATCTTTAAGTGCATACGCCCATGCGGTAACTGCTGATTTAGCTTTACCGGCGGCAATGGACGTGGTTACTGTTGTCAATTGTGTTGATAATGCTGTAAGCGGTTGACGACCTAACTCTCGTAAATCGTTTTTGGTTTTATCAATGTTCTTTTGTAAAAACTCAAGGCTGTTTGCTTGCGGTTCAACATACTGCCAAGTTCCACCGTCGCCATTACCTTTCTGAACACCATAGATAACTCTATTTGGCCCGACACGTAATTTAATCGGTTTTCCTTCTGCGTCCACAGGCGCTTTTGTTCCGTCTGTGGCCAACATCGGATAGCAAGCTAAAACTTTAATATATTCAAGAGCCGATTCATTCTGATATAAAGTTATCTGCAAGTCGGCAGCATCTCTCATCGGTGGATAAACTTTAAAGCTTTTGCCATCTCTTCGACCGGTTATGAACGGGACGATAGGAATAAAATTAATAGATAATTTACCCTCGTCAACAACAACAAATTCATCTTCACCATCGTCGTTTTTAACTTTTACATATAAAGTCCATATAACACCACCCTCGGTTTCCACAAACTCGCGAACGTGCATTGGTTCATTACCGAAACCAGGTTCTTGACAACGAAAATAAGTTATAATCTGTTTCGAACCTTCCATACGAGTTTCTACTTCGAGAACATTCTTACCTAAAATATGAACCCAAAACGGCTTTAGATTTTTCTTTTTAGCTTCAGCAATTGTTACATTCTCAGGATTTTGGACTGTCGGATAATCTATAAATATCCAATCAATTCCATAATTGATAGCGTTGAAAAACGTCAACGCGGCAAACGTAGTTAAATTGCTTCCGAACCCGTCAACATCTTCAGCAAAATCTTTTAATTGTTGAGGTCTTTTTTCACCACCTAACAACCCTATTTCATCTTGAAACGGCTTAGTTGCTAATCCTTCAACAACATCTCGATAAATATTTGTAAATTTAGCTACCGTTAACCTAAAATCAAAATCGTTTTCTTCTTCATCGGGAAATTTAGGAAGATAGTTTTTACCACGAGCTTTGATAGCCTCTTCGCCATCAAGAATATCGGAAACTTTGTCCCAGTAAGGCACCATTGTTTCAATGTCAGGAGAGCGTTTTAATAAATTTTTCTTTGTCATATCAAAAACCATAAGAACCAGTTAAAATTGTTGTCGAGCCGTCAGTTACCGGGAAGAAAGCCATAACCCCGCTATCCGCCAAGTTAGGTGAACGCATACCGTCCGGCTTTTTTTCAATAAGCAATTTAAGTCTTGAACTATGACCGACCGTCGGCTGTATAAGTTCCTTCTTCAACTGCTCTAAAAGCGTTATGCGGCTATCTATTGATATAAGTTCGTCGGGATTATATTTTACACCTTCGCTTACCGCTTTAAACGTTTTATAAAACCTCGTCCGTATGGACCACCAAGCCTGTGCTTTTAAGTTATCAAAAAAATCTTTATTTTGCAAGCTTTCATTGTCGTCAGGGATAATTCTATCAAAAGGATTTAAAACACTAGCCCCCGCGTTCCACGGAATAAATGGTATCTCATGTGCACTTATAACTCCTTCGTCTGTTGTAAGGCGGTTATATTCGGTTTTTACGCCAGAACCAACACCTATGCAGTCATACTGGCAACAGATATGACCTTTATGCTCTCTGCAAGCTAAAACAGCCTTGCGAGCGCTGATACCAGGGTCACGTTCACCCCATTCTTGCACATCGCGCCAGATAACCCACTGTCGAAGTGTGAGAGCGTTACGGTCGTTACCCTCGTCAGCCACATCGAGCCCTGCGTACCAATCGTCTTTATGAGTCTCAAGAGCCTCGGCAAACCACGGCAACTTAATGTGAGCATCGATTGACGCTTCAACCCACTGATAAGGTATCACAGTGTTGCTGACGGCTGCCGCATAGTTACGGTCGACCTCTTGTGCGAAAATATGCGCCATACCTTCGCGTTCGTAACGAGCTTTACGGGCATCGTACCATTCTTGAGTTTTAAGCGGATGGTCGCGCCAGTCGGCTACAAAAACCCGAACAAACCCGAACGGATAACTGGTTACGTCAGGCGACCAAATGACGCCGTTCTCTCTGCGTCTGTGGAAAACGTTACCGACGCCATTAACTGATGAAATATCAATTCGGACATTGGTGTTATCACCTAAAGCAGCCTCAACTTTCTCAGGGCGCTCCAAGTGCGCAGCTTCGTCAAGTAGCATTATACTCTTACGACCACCACGACCAATATTGTCACCGGCCTCGCCTGCAATGATTGCGCCGTTCTCAGGATTTAAGAGTTTCATATAGGTTGAATTACGCCCCCAACTAAACCCTGCCGGTAACCATATACGCGGTAGACGTTTAAGCATTAAACGGATTTTCTCAAAAATACTATCAGGGTCGCCAGGCTTATCGACAAGCGTTTCTTTACGGCTACCCCAACCGATAGCGTCATTTTTGATAAACAGCCAGCGCCAGACAGAATATCCGCACGCGAGCCAAGTTAAACCGAAGTCACGGCATTTTTCAACCAACCCGCTCGTTTGGTCATGCGAACACGACTCAAAAAAGTCAATTACATCTTTTTGCCGCTTAAAAAAAACAAACGGCATCCATTTCTCACCTCTGAGCGCTGGATTAGCGTTGGTAGGGGATTTACGCGGGTCATAAGTGTCCATCCAGTCCATAATAAACTCAGCCGGATGGGTTGAATAATAGACTTTAGCGGCTTTAAGGGTTTTAGGGTCAGATATAAGTTGTTTGAGGACTTTAGACCGCCAACGATAGACAGCGGGATAATTTGGCGGCCATTCATCAGCACCAAGTGGATGGGGTCGCCAAGGGTGTATGGTGTTGTCAGTTTGGCGTTCGTTCCAAGCTGTTAATGTCATCTGTCCCATTAACTCTCAACCCTCTCAACATGCTCTAAAAGTTCAACATACTCGGCCTCTGGAGCTTCAATCTGCTCTTTGGCGGCCTTGCGTATCTCTTGTTTTACATACTCACCAAGCACGGGTCCATTCTCAGGCGCTGTAAGCCCCATCATCTCTGAAAGGGCTTTGAGCGCTGGAAGTTTGTCGTGCATTGTTATCTTAGAGCTGGTACTTGCCTGTCCGATTTTAGTTTCTACGGACTTAATGGCTCCGGATTTGTCGGGTGGTATGTCTTTAAGTTGTTTTATGTTGACACTACCAAACGGCCCTGTGTATAAAAAGTCCGTTACGTCGCTAAAAGCAATTTTAGCCAGCTCTTTTATAACACGAGATGGTGATATGTCCGAAGAGCTACTTTCCTCCGTAATGCGCTCAGCTAAAGCCGCACGAGGCACCGGTCGCAATAAAGCACCACGAGAACGTTTTATATATTCTGACGGTATAGGTAAATTGAGAGCTAAGTCGATACGTTGATTTTTACGTTTTTGTTCTGCTACAACATATTGAACATACTCTTCAACCGCTTTCCGCTCGTTATCATCAAGTAGGTCGTAAGCTCTTGTCGGATATGCGTTCATAAATTATATCTCCGCTCTCATAATAAGCATTAACTGTTTAAATTGTCAAGCGATACTCTCTCTACCTCTGGGAGTTGGACGGGTGGTGGTGTCACTTGTGTGTTAGGAGTGATAACTTCAAGCCCGTCGCGATTGCGTTTGCTATCTAACCAATGCACACAAATTTCTTGTTTGCAATACTCTCCGTAACAATAAGCTATCATATCCTCAGTCAAACCGGTGTTATGAGGGTCCCAATCAACCGGTGCTATGTTATACATTTGCGGCGTCCAGTATTTTAGCAGGTTATAAAGGTCTTGCTGTTTACGGACTTTATATTCATAAAGAAACGTCATACCCTTAACGGTCTTACGTCCGTGAGCGCCTCTGAGATGATCGCTCAACTGCCCGGGATTAATTTCATACTTGCGGCAAATCTCTGCGGCACTGGTAAATATCTCGCCCGTTTGCAGACATACGATGCGTTTGTCGTTGTTGTAGTCACGCGAATATAAGTTCATACGCGGTGTTCTACCATGTATGGCGCGTATAGCGGTTCCAAGAGCGTTAAGGGCATCTATACGCCGTTTGAAGTGTTGGTTGTATAAAATACAATACTCGTACACAGCGGACGGGTTGAAAAATTTATTGTTTTTAATGGCGCGCATACTGACAATCTCAGGCATCGTTCCGCACCCCATAAACTCAATACCACCGGAGCGGTTACGAACGACATACAGGAATATATCATTTGCGGTTTCCTCGCATAAGTTTATGGAGGTGTAAGCGTACGTAGTGTTATCGGTCATTCTCGCACCTCTTTATATTCACCGACAAGCCATAATATTAAACTTATTACCATAAGAACAACAAAATAAGTATATCTATCAGATTTCAGCAATATCCAAGCTGAAGATGAAATAGAGCCAGAAGCAAAAAATAAATATTTACTCATCTCTTTACCTTTCCGCAACGTTTACAAGCCTTGCATAGTTTGCTATCTATCCTTACTATATCTGCACAACGTTTACACCAACGAAGCTTAAACGGATAACTTAGCCAGCATTTAATCTTCTGCCACATTGTCCACATACCTCCAATCACAATTTAAAACCCAACCGACACCTAGTTTATGTTGACGGCTTATAAATCCTTCAGGTGTTTGATAATATAATCTTAATTCACTTCTTCCGTCTTTTTTTGTTATACAACGCACGAAGAAAAATCCTGTACAGCGAGCAAATGTTGCGTTTTTGCCTCCTATCATACCTTTTAACGCTTCTTCAAATCTCATTCTCGCACCTTGCTCTCTGAGAGCACCTCATACTTGAACTCTAACCCCTTCAGGCTTTTGAAACCCAAATGACCGGCCATGTGGTGCGTCATATTGCTTTGCTCAATCCCATATTTCCGGCAAGCCTCGACAGCCGTATTGAAAACCTCACCGGTCGTTATGCAACGGACAACTCGTTTGCACTCGCGGTTAAATACCGGCGTTCCATACACCATCAAATACATCTCTTTAGCTTTGTTGGCCTCATATCGATTGCTGTAGCTTTCAAGCAACTCTAACTCATAGGGTGCGTCGGGGTCAAACTCCGGTCGGAAGTTAAAAGCGTTGAAAGTGATGGCATCCTTCAAACGGGCCACACCAATATAGACAATCTCACCAGCTGGGGACTTGACTAAATACACCCACTGGTTATTTTTAGTTTTTTCGGAAATTTTAATCGACATTTAACACCTCTTTTAATTTTTTTAGCTTTTCTTTTTCTTTTTAACATAATAAAGTCTATCAGCATCTAATTTATCGGTCATTGTCAATCGAACCCTTCTAATTGTTATTAACACCCTCAGTTATATCAGCTCTGTAAGTTGTTGTCAAGTATTAAATGCGGGGTGGCAGCACTTGTTAACAAGTAAAAGTTTTTGAGCAGTTTGCAAATTTGGCGGGTTGAAGTGCCTTCAACTGCTTATAGGGGGGAGGGCCCCCCTTAACTCCAACAACGCCGGCAACGTTGACAACAATACGAACGAACGCGCAAAGAGTTGTTAATTGTTGTTAAGTGTTGTTAATGTTGGAGATTGTGGAGCGCTGTTAATAACGTGGACAGAGTTGGACGGGGTTTTTTGTTTTCAGATTCCTATTTGAACATTTTACTTTTACTGTTTACTTTTACTTTTTTGTAAAGTAAAGAAGTAAAGTAAAAAGTTTCTATAGAGATATAGAGAATATTATTGTTTGATTAAGTCAGCTTATAACTGTTACTAACTAGTTATAAACGCTCACAACGTTCTAAACACTTGTTAACAAACAACAACAAAATAAAATATTAATTGTTTACAACTTTTTTATTGACAACATTTTAAAAATATGTTATAAATAAGACATAAGAGGGAAGCAAAGGGCATGCCCTCAAAAATTGGAGGATTCGAAAATGAATAGACAAGATATTTCTAATTTATACAACAAAATCGAAAGTTTATCAGCAAAAAGCGCATGGAAAAACGGCGTAAAAGAATATGCACTCGAGCTTGTTGAATCTTTGTATGAAATGGATTTTGGTATTATATGCAATAAAAAACTGTTAAGCCGTGCGCTTTTGAACGGCGCGAACGACTGGAATCAATACAGCGCCGGCGGCTGTTCTTTAATTTATGATTGTGATATTGCTGAAAGACTTTGTACGGATTCGGAATTAGAACGGACCAGAGACGGCGAAAAACAACCTAACAGCCGCGAATCTTGGCTTGACGTTCAAGCGCGCGCATTATATCAAGCCGAACAATTGATTTTAGAAAATTATTAACAATTTACAGAGGATTCGAAAATGTCAAGAAACATATCAGAAAAAGCCGCGGACGCTTTCAACCGCTTTCAAAACTTCAAACAATCAAACACTAGAGTCCAGAGTGACGAACGCGGCGCGCGCTTGTATTTGCACGAAAATTTAATTGCTGAACATAACGACAAAGGGCAAATATTTTTCACGCTTGCGGATTGGCCGACGTTAACAACGCGCGAACGCTTAAACGCAATTCAAGGCTTGAGAATAACACAAAAAGCCGGTAAACAATACGCGAACGGCGTGGAAATTGATCCTAAAAAATGGTATATGTTGACACCGTGCGCAACTATTGAAGAAGTTAGCGGGGTTTAATACCCCGCTGGTCCCTTAACCGCTTAAGAGATTCGCCGGACGTCGGCGGCTGTTTTAAACGGTTATAAAAAGCCCCGCGCATAACACGCGGTCGCCGTTGCTATAAAGTAAAGTAAAGAAGAGTCCAGCACAGCGCGCCGGGAGGTGTTTAACACGTTCAACGCCTGTTAACGTCGTTCGGAGTGTTTAACACGTTCAA